CATGCTTCTACTGTGACATTGTCGCATGCTTTCACTGTGGCATTACCCCATGCTTCTACTGTGACATTGTCGCATGCTTTCACTGTGGCATTGTCGCACAAAAGAAACCCAGACCGAACCGAAATGTTGATAAATATATCATTTTGAGCAAAATCCTCACGATATTGCATTAGCAAGTTAGAAGTAATAACTTTGTTGTTAAAGCACCAACGAAAATTGTCTTTAATAACGCTGCATAATTCTTGAAGTGTTTCAGATTTATATGCTCGGCTGTATTGCTCAGTACATGCTTTAGCCGCTTTAGCGCGATTAAGAATTTCAGCTTTTATAGCTTCAAAATCTGTTTTCTGTGTCATATCATTTTGAGTTATTAAGTTCAAGGTAATTATTTAATGCGCCCATATAAGCAACTGCATCAAGCAAGTTATCTTCTTTGTGGCTATATGCCTCACGTGATAGCTTAAGAGCTATCATAGCTCTATACATACCAGCAGTTGTTATTTGCTGGTCTTTAGGCGACATCAAATTATAAATAGCTGCTGCTCTTTCCATTGATGCCTGGAATGGCCCGTATTGGCGCTCTTTTTCCTCTGAGCGTTCATTTACAATCTTGTTTGCTTGTTCTAAGATGTTAGCCATGATTATTTACCGTTTTTATAGTTAATACAATCCATTTTACAAGAGTCGGCCAATAGCTTATGAACTTCTGGGTTGTTCCATTGAGAATTCATAAGATAAAGCTGTGCATCTTTCTTATATATTTGAGCTTTTGTATATTGTTCTAAAGCTTCTATATGCTTAGTATTTTGGCCTATAGCACTATTCATATAGACAATACATAAAGCTTGTATTACTATGATAACACATAGTCCGATAATTATTTTCTTCATTACACTACTAAATTTTTAAGTTCTGCTTTTAATCTTTTTGCATCAGCCCCTCTAAATGTTTGTGCATTTGCCAAGAAGTATCTAACAATATCTCCTGCAGTATCATAAAGATACATAGCATTCGGGTCTGAAGTATCAAGTGTTAACATTGCCTCTAAATAAGGCACTGCGCCAAAATATACATTAAGCCATGTTGACTTTATATCTTTGGCTATTTGCTGAAAGGTTCTTTTCTTGTCCATTTTATTATCTTTATTTAGATATGCAAATATACTAATTTTCTCCGAGAATAGAAAATTTTTTCATTATAAAATGCACTCACTTAACACTTCTTAACTTGGCCAGATTTTATTGCTCTTCTGGATATTCTATTTGCAGTAATTCTTTGCAAAATTGAATAACTTGCTCATAGTTATTATATGCAGTTTGAGTAATAATTCTCCGCTGAAGTATCGTTAGTTTATTTTTAATAATAAACTTATTTATGTTAAGAGAGAGAGCTTTATCATTGCATCTTCTTTTATCTCCTAACTGAATAGCTAATTGAGCATAATGAATACATTTCTTTATATCCTGCGCTCCATTTTTAGCTCTATACCTGCTAATATATTTTATAATGCATCCTTGTATAAAAGAGCATCTTAAAGCAGTTATAAGCTCTATTGGTTGCATAGCCATATCTTTATAATGACTACCACCTATTTGTACATCTGTTGCTTTCATATCAATATACTTTACGTTTATGATTATCTGGTATATACCCATTTGCCACTCTCAGTTCATCCATAAACATAACAGAATTGTAATGTTTAGGAAATTCTTTTATCACCTTAAAGCTTGCTGTTTTATCTTTCACAAAGCTATTATCGTCTACAGGCTCTACATATCCAAGTTTTACAAACTTATAAAGATACGCGGTTTCTGAGTTTCTACCTGGCTCTTTACCAAGCAAAATTTCTTTTGAACTTACTACTTTGCCAACATTATCGTTAACAAATTTTACCATTTCCAGAAATACTGGAGCTTTTTTACCATTTCTTCCCATATTACATATATTTTTTATATTTGTCGATTTTTGCTTTTATACTATCCATTAAGGCATTTTGCTTTTTATCTTTTGCTTTAAGTGCTCTGATTACATCTTCATCATGAGTGCCTTGCAAAATTAAATGGTTTATAACAACATGATTTTGCTGTCCTTGTCGATATAATCGAGCATTAAACTGCTGATATAATTCAAGACTCCATGTTTGCCCAAACCAAACTATTATGCTACCTCCTGCTTGAAGATTAAGTCCATGGCCTGCTGATGCTGGATGCGCCAACATAACTTGTATTTTGCCAGCATTCCAGTCTTCAATATCTTTATTATTTTTAAGCTCTCTTGGCTTATATTTTTTAAGATATTCCACGATTCTATCCCTATCGAATTGATAGGTCCATGCTACAAGCACAGATTGGCCATTTGCATCTTCAATTATCTCCTTAAGAGCTTCAAGCTTAATATCATGAATTGGAAACACATTTCTTTCTTCATCATATATAGCTCCATTAGCAAATTGAAGTAATTTATTTGAAAGGGCAGCGGCATTGACTACGTTTACTTCCACAGGCTTTTCAACAAATACTGAATTGCCATTTTCGTCTTCTTGCTCAATCGTTTCAGCAGCACTTATTAAGTCAAGCACTTTATTCTTTTCAAAGTCATCGTATTGCTTCTTTAGAGCTTCAGGCATTCTAAGCTTTATATAGTTATCTGTCCTAAACGGCATTTCAAGATAATCATCGGCTTTCATGCTTATGCAAATATCCTCTATTTTCTTATGTATTAGATATTCTGAGTCACTCATCAAATCGTATGAATATACGACATGACCATTCGTTTGACCTGGCCGAAAATACCTTTCTCTATATCTGGATATTGTCTTTTCAAGGCGCTCGCCTCTATCCATAAGATATATTTGAGGCCACAAATCAATAAGTCCATTTGGAGCGGGTGTACCAGTTAGTCCTACTAACCTTTTAAGATAAGGTCTTGCGCCGCGTAATGCCTTAAAACGCTCTGATTTATAAGACTTAAAACTGCTAAGCTCATCGACTACTACCATATCAAAAGGTAATTTGCCTCCGCCATATAAAGCACAAAGCCATGCAACATTATCTCTTGATATGATATAAATATCAGCTTTTGTTTCCATAACAGCTGCTATTCGCTGTTTAGCAGTACCTATAATCTTAGAAAAGCGCAAATGCTTTGTATGTTCCCATTTCTCTGCTTCTTCTTGCCAAACTGACTCAGCCACTCGTTTTGGAGCTATAACTAATACAGAATTAACTTCACAATAATCAAACATCAAATAATTTATAGCAGTAAGAGTTGATATGGTTTTGCCAAGGCCCATATCTACAAATACACCGCAAAATGGATGCTCGATTATATGCTGCACGCAAGCTAATTGGTATTTATGTAAATCTGTTTCTTTCATCTTTTGTTACTGTTAAATATAGCTAAACAAGCTAAACAAGCTAAACCAAACAAAGCACCTATTATAAATGCAACTATGTTACTTATCATAAATTATACTATCTATAAATTGTTCAACGCCTTTTATCGTATCTATTACTTCAACTCTAAAACCCAAAGCTCTAAGCTTATTGTGCATATATGCCTGTATGCGCTTAGGCTTTCGTCCAGTTGTTTTTAATTCCACAAAAACTATTTTATGGCCCGGAAATAAGCACATTCTATCTGGTAAGCCTATAAGTTGGTCACACAGCAGTTTTATGCACATACCACCGTTTATTTTAACAAGCTCGGCCAATTTGCGCTCTATAACTTTTTCACTGTCTATCATCATGCTTTATACAATCTTTACATATTAGCCGTGGCGTACTATTATTTATTATAACAATTCCACAGCATTTGCGTAATTGTTTTAAGCTTGGCTTATAATGGTTATAAATACCAATCAGCTTGCCGCACTTATCACACTCTACTATATATTGCTTAATAATCATACTCTTACAATATAAAGATTATATTCACACTTATCTATATCAAAGCATATTTTGTCTATTACGAACAATTGCCCAGAGAATACAATAAGGTTTCCTTTTTGTGGAATGCAATCTATATTCTTAGAAGCAATTAGCTTGTAATAATTACGAGCTTCTATACCGTTTTTCTTATAAAAATTTACTATCATAATAAACTATCTTTACGTTTATAATATTTTTGTTTGCCGTATAATGAAAAATTCTTAGTCGATGTTATTGCTTCCCATTCAGGCAATGACCTAAGAATCTCATTTATTTCTCTTGTATTATATCTTGACATATCATTTTTATCTTTGCCAAGACATTCGCACCATACTTCTGCAACACACACAAAATCTTTTTGAGTTGTGCCATTTTTAGATAATGGGTCTTCAAGCCAACGTCTTCTGTCGTACAGGTCCATTTTATCCCAATCATCTGGAAATTTAGTATTAAGATATTCTTCAATAATACCTTTTCGCTCATCTGCTTCTGAGTGTTTATGTTGCTCAATCTTAGCAATTATATCTTCATCACCAACGAGGTATAAAGGCTCTTTTGCCAAATATAGTTGATATGCTTCAGCCCATATTTGATTTATTTCATCTTGTGTAAGGTCATCATTTACAGACTTTGTAGCATATTCTGGCCTTACGTCTATAGGCATAAATCGTCTATTTCCTGTCGGGTCGCGTAAGAAATCTTTGTTGTTAGTAGTACCAAAAAATACGCATTGACGCTTATATGTTTCTACTGTTCTACCATACGCCGGCCTGAACATATCTTCTCTTTTTGATATGTAGTGCTTTATTGACTCTACTTCTGCTTTCTTAAGGCCTGAAAGCTCTGCCATTTCAATCAGCCACGCGCCCTGTATTTGTTCAAATGATTCCTTGCCTTGTACTGTTGTGAACGTATCTGAGAACCAGTCCATGCCGAGCTTTTTAACGAACGTACTTTTATACGTTCCTTGGTCTCCGACCAATATAAGCGCGGTGTCGAATTTAACACCAGGTTCGAATACTCTTGCCACAGCAGCGACAAGCATTTTTCTAATCGCCGCTCTAGTATATAGGTTGTCATCGGCTCCAAAATAATCTATTAATAATGTATTGATTCTTTGTTTTTCATCCCACTTTTGAGCACATATATACTCTCTTATCGGATGGAACTTTTTCTTTTCAAATTCAAGCGCAAGCGCGTCGTCCACTTTTTGACTTGACACAATGCCGTAAACACACTCAATGTAATTACGAACACCAGAATAGTCAACATCACGAAGAGGCTCCACAGTATTGACTTTACGCCATGGTAACGAACGTGTAACATATCTTTTATTATCAAAAATGTTTAGCTTAAATACATCTTTTAAGAATTGGTCATGCTGAATTATTATATTCAAGTTATTGGCAGAATTATCATATTCGCCTTTTGTATTAGCGTCAAGCTCTTCTGTCCATGAAGTATCATATTCTTCAGGAACTTCTGCTTTTGCTTCTTCTGCAAACTCGAATTTAGCTTCAGCAAACTTTTCTTCAGCAATATGCTTTTTTGTTGTAGAGTCCTTAGAGGCAAATTCTTCCATTGCCTTAAAGCTCTTTTTATCTTTGTCTTCTTTTTCTTTGCCTGTATCTAAATGGCCAAATTTATGTATGCGAACTAAGTCAAATGCATTACATAGTCTACCTCCAGCAGGGTCTGTTCCATGATGAGAATATGCAAATTTATCATCATAGACTATTAAGCCCGCAGCTGTAGAGCCATTTATATACGTATATCGCCCTTCTCCAGCTGGTGTATATACATCTGAAAGAAAAGTCTCAATAGCTTCTTGTATAGTATAAGTACGACAGAAAACACCAATTATGCCTTTTTTATCTTCTGGGTCTTCTTGCTTTTTGATAGCTTGCATTATTATGTCTGTGCTATCTGTAGCAGTTGGCCATTCGCTTGTATCATGCCAATCATCATATAGCCCAAGAATATAATCGGCTTCAAGAAAAGGTCCGTCTTGAAATTCAAAGTAGTACTCCATATCTGATGATACAGACGGCCAGAACATAAGTCTATTTACATCAAAAGTCGACTGATCAAACAAATCAATGTTTAGGTCTCCAGCGACTTTTCGAGCAATAGCTTGATATTCTTCTTGTGATACTTCTCTATCAAGTGGAATTATCAATCTATGTCGTGGCTTTTCAGGACATGACTTGTGAGTTGAATGAATAACCGCGGCACAATCAAATAGCATCGTAAAGTCCCACCAAAAGTTCTCATGAGAAAAGTCAATATCCAACGTAATTAACTGGCGGTAAAGTACATTTGTTTTATCACGCCTACCATTTGTAAGAAATCCGCCTACAAATCCGCCTACATCTTTTATCTTACTTTGCTCTTCTTTTGTAGCACTCATAAACCGCTTATATGTTTCAGCGGTTACTACAGGAGTAGCTAGCTTTTGAACTAAATTGCTCCAAGTAGTTTTGGTATTTTTCCATACTTTACTTGAAACATTTAGTCCAACTGCTATGCTCAAATTTTCATCATATTTCAATTTATCTACTTGCATAAATACTAATCATTTTTGGTAAAAATCCATAACTCCTCCATCTGCATTAAGTGGAAGGTCTTGTGCCCACAAAGGTGGAGTTGACATGATTTTTACCAAATTATCATACCATAGCTGAGCATTCTCTTCTGGAACTTCTGTTATTACCTCATCATGTATTGAACCAACAATTCCATAACCAGCTTTTTCCATTCTAAGCATAACATCAGCTAATAAATCTCTTGATACTGCTTGCACAATATTTTCTGTTAATTTGCCGCCATAGGTGTCTATGCTTATCCATTGTTTTGTTGTCTGGTCGATGCCTCTATAGCACAAACTTCGAATTGGAACTGTAGAACGGCCTATTTTCTTATCTTTGAATTCAGGCTTATAATAAAATAGTTTTCTGCCTACAGGCAATTCTATTGTCATAAATTCACCGTCACAATCAAATATAACATTTTTACTAGTGCACTTAACGGCTCTGTGGTATCTTACCGCTTCTTTAGAAGCCTCATCAATCTCTTTCCACATATCAACTATATTAGGATTAGCCATGCGCCATTTACGTACCAGGCTCATCATTTCTGTGTCTGAAAGACCCATTTTATCACCGCCCATGCGCTTTAATGCGCCAAGACCTCCTTCATAGCCTAATGCTAATTCGGATATTTTTGACTTGTCACGAAGCACTGAGCCTTTTTTAATTTCAGACTTTGGTACTCCAAACATCTTTTCTCCAGTTGCTTCATATATCTTACCATCGCCATGAAATACATCTAATCGCCACTTTTCATCAGCGAGCCAAGATATAACTCTTGCTTCGATAGCTGAAAAGTCAGCAACTGCATATTTCATACCTTGTGGTGGTATAAGTGCTGTTCTTACAAGTTGTGAAAGAATATCCGCAACATCATCATACATCATCTCAACTGTTTCCCAATCGCGAGCTCTAATTAGTTCACGCGGTACTTCAATATGTGATATATGGTTTTTTGATAAGTTCTGCAACTGCAATAATCTACCCGCCCATCTACCAGTTCTATTTGCACCATAGAATTGAAATGTACCACGGACTCTATGGTCTTTCATGGCACAATTGAGCATAGCATAATACTTTTTAATTGAAGTTTTTGATAACTTTTTGCGTATATTAAGCAACTCAATTACATCTGGATAGTCTGCAAACTCTTTAAGCAGGTCAGGCATTGTTTCTTTTGAAAGTGACAATATAGCATTACCTGTTTTCTTTTCTATCCATTGCCGAATTTGTACAGGCGAATTTGGATTTTCAAGACCTGTTAATTGCTGAGCATGCTGAGTTAATATAGAAGTATAAGTATTATCTACTGCAATAGCAGACTCTGCTAACTCCATATCCACCAAAATACCTCTATCATTGATATTCTGGTCAAGTACGTACATTTCTCGCTCAATCTTTGGAATGATATAAGATTCTAATCTATGAAATATCTCGCGCTCGGCCAAAACATCATATTTATTATACTCTTTATACATTTCCCACTTCTCAGGAGCATGCTCTGGATAATTGCGCGTACGCATTCCATTAACTCGAGTTGCTTTACACGGGCATGAAAAGTACTTAATAAGTGCTTTACCTGTATCAAGCTTCTTATCTGTAAGATTAAGAGCCTTTGATACACCATCCAATGAAAGTGGTAAACCACAATATGCAGCTTTCACTGAAGTACAATACCACTGTTCTGCTGGGATGTTATATCCTATTCGCTTAAAGCTAAGTCGCTCAAATACTGCGTTATGAGCAACTTTTATGCATTCTGGGTCAAGTAATGCTTCTTCAAACTCTTCAGGCATTTCTTCGCCTTGAGCTAAATCAATAATGTTAACTGGCCCATCATCTAATGCATATCCTATAATCAGTATCTCAAAGTCTGGTGACTCTATATATTTATAGGCACCAGAGTCTTTAATATCTACTGAGGAAAATGTTTCAACGTCTATGAAAAGATATTTCGCCATTATTTCTTATTTGATATTATAAAATTAGGAGTATAGGCGGGATTCGAACCCGCATAACAGGCACACAAACCAATGGCGCTCTGTGGTTTTACCATTAAACTACTATACTTACTGATGCAGAGAGGAAATTATATCAGCTCATCATCCCATTCGTTCTCGCCTCCGAAGTCTTCTTCAGCAGTAGAACCACCGGCCAACATCTCGCCATCTTCGAGCTTCTGAAGATTATTCAATCCGGCTGCGATGCCTTTGGATGAAACATTAAAGGCATAGAAGTTGATTGATGCGCGGCCATAGCAACCACTGTAGAACTCCTCTTTCTCCATGATAGGATTGAGGTCCTTGTCCACAATGCTCGGTTTACGCTGGCTATTAGCATTAATGAAATACATGCCTTCGAATGCCGGGTCATCACCGCGCTCATCGTCGCCATCGCGCAGAGGCAACTTGAGGTTTGAAGGTATCTTGCCGTTCTTGTCTGCGAGCTTGGCTTTGCCTGCCTGCTTAGCTGCCTCGATAGCTTTGTTAATCTTGTCGAGGGTCTTCGCGTCATCCTTTGGGATAAGAATGCAGATATTGTACTTAGGGGTATCACCCTCGTTCATAGCCGTAGGCTCGAACACGTTCACATAGCAAAATCTTACTTTGCCTGTTACAACTTTTGTTGAATTTTCCATTTCATTTTAATTTTTAGTTGTTATTACTTTTTTCAATAATTGCCCAATCGGGCAAATAGTCATTATTCTCCATTATCTGCAAAATCTAATTGTGCTTGATTATATCCCATCGCTGGTCTCTTGTCTTCAAGCGGTACAAGAGTAGGTTTGCCTTGAGGTTTTACAACCACATCAGATAAAATTTCTTCAAAGCGCTTTTTGCCTACTATCTTCTCAATTGAAGTAATTGGCTTAAGCTTCATGCTGAAAATCTCGTCTTCTGACAGCTCAGGACAACGAGCAAAGATTGCATTAGAAGCTTGGTCTTCGTCAACCCATTTGCGTCGACTAATTCCTTCAACTAATTTAAGCCCCGGCCATTGCTTATTCTCGTTAACCGCTTTAGTTTGTGCATATTCTGTTATTGAATTAGCCCATTCTATAAGCTTAGGCACACGCTTAACTATATCAGCAATCTCATCATCGGTTAACAACTCTGGATCTGCGAATTCGTATTGTGCAATTTCGAGTTGTTGCTCATAAAGCTTACGACACTGATTACGCACAGCACAAAATCTACACCAATCTCCAGCATTGAGTTCTCCTTTACCTTCAAAAGCAAGTTCAGCTCTTGGTCTAAGCTCCTCTTCTGCCCATCTGCGGAGTTCTTCAACAGATATTTGCCAACTTGATATGTTGTTAATGCGAGGCTGTATAATGGTCAATCGCACTTCCGTTATATCGTACATTGTATCATATTTCTGCAAAGCTCCAAGCCCATAAAGCATAAGTTGCTTATTCCATTCAGCATATACTGGAACACCTTTTCCATATTTTAAGTCAATAACTTCCATAAGGTTGTCATTGATAACAACACAGTCAGCTGTTCCAAAGCTTTCAGGCACATATTCTGTCAAATCGAGTTTCTGCTCAATTTCCATGACGGCTAACGGATTTTCAGTTTTTGCTTCAGCTAATTGTTCTGAGCAATAATCCGTATAGATAGGTACAACTTCAAGCATTTCCTCGCTGAACAAGTCATTTGCCATTATCTCTTCGAGCCTTTGGTCAAAGTCTTGCTCACTAATGCTGTTAAGTGTATCTTTTCTCAGGTAAAGCTCTGAGAGCTCATGAGCTAATGTACCTTCTTCTGCATATACCGAAGACTTCTTTTCTCCGTATTCATCTTCAAGCTTGGCAGACGGAGTACAATTCAGCCATCTTCCTGCTCCAGAAGCCGAGAGGAGTGCATGACTCCTCTGACTATGTTTCTGTGGTTTAGTACTACTTGTCGCTTGAGCCATATTCTTTTATCAATTTTGCCAAATAACGGCATTGAATAGCACACTGAGCATAAAGCTCTGGATTTTCTCTGCGAAACTTCTGAGCTGCTTTTTGCAATTTCTTTGTACTCGACATAATTACAGTGACTCTAAGAAGTTATACATTTCATCATACTTAGCCGGGTCAAGCTTTGTTACACTCGGGGCTCCAAGCTCACTGAGTTTCTGCTTAATTACGTCGCGGTGCTCATTGACCTTCTTTGCAAGCATTCCGCGAACATCCTCAATGCTCTTAGAGGCAGAAGAAGCAGCCGGAGCAGCAGGTGCTGAAGGAGCAGGCTCGGCAGCGCTCTGAGTCTGGGCAGGTGCCGCAGGCTGAGGAGTAGGTTTTGTGGGAGCTGGCTTTGCTAGCGCAGCAGGAGCAGGTTTAGAAACTGAAGCGGCTACTTGAGCTCCACTTGGAACTCCTGTTGCAAACAATGAAGTTAAAAACTTCTGCGTATTTTCAGACAGGTTTACGCTAACCTCAACAGAAATTTTAACGGTTTCCATTTTCGTAATTTTTAATGAAGTTATCTAAATAGTTAATAAACTCGTTTACTGTCATATCTGGTACGTTTGAGAGCTTTTGGTGGATAAGCTCATTATTCTTATATATAGATACGTACACGCCTTTATAATTCAGCTTTACTTTATACTCGCCTTTCAGCATTGTTAGGCATCCATCTTCAGATGAACCTTTCCAAGTATTTGCTGAAAACAAATCAGTTACTAACACGCCAATATGATTGGCCAATCGCTCTAACTGTATAACATCCAAATTGGCTTCACCCTTTAACACACGGTCAAATGCCTGTTTCGGATATTTAACAGTAGGAAATAACACCTTCGCTAAATCTTCCGTATTTAGCTTGTAGTGCTCAATTACATTACCTATATTAAATTGTTCCATATTTTGGTGAATTTTATTATCTTATTTTCGATATGCAAATATACAAACTATTCTCGAAAGAAAAAAAATTTTTCCATTATTTTTTGAGAATTTATTTGTTAAAAATAATTAAACAGCAATTTTAGTGCGGCTTTGAAATTGCTGTAAACAAAGAAACAATAAAAACAATGCCTCTATATATTTCAAACTTAATTTCTTAATTTCCGATTAACATTAAGGTTAATAAGAAATATCAGCTTTTAATACGAAAAGATTTAATGAAATTATTGTTTCTTTGTTTACAGTATATATAAGTAATTAATTTTGAGCACTTTAGGCGTAAACAATGACTTGTTTATATTGTTTCTGTTGTTTACCGCTTTATGAAGTATTTTGCACACAGCCATATAACTATTAAAACTATGGCAGCTATTAGGTATTCACACATATTAATTTTTATCTTTTGCCATTTAGTAAGTTGAGCTTCTACAGGATACACGACCTGGATTGTATCAGTCTTTTCGCGCCAAAGAGTATCATGCTTTTCTATGTATTTATACAAGTATTTATATTTACTGAGATACACGGTATCGCCTTTGTGCTCCACATATATAGAGTCTCTATGATATATACTATCAATTTTGATTTGTGAAATATACGTAGTATCTCTTTTAATTGTCTCTACAGGTACATATTGAATTGACTTACAGCCATATAACATAATGGCTAAAAGTATAAGCACAATTATTCTCGTTAATTCTCGCATAATCTTTGAGTTTTATTAGTATTACTTAATCTATAACATAAAAGCCATTCTCGTAATAATTTCTTATATGCGAGAATGGTTTTTATGTGCTTCAGAGGTCTTTATACTCGTACTTAGCATCAAAGCTGGGGCATGCCTTAGCTGCAAATTCTCTGTGTCCATGAATAGTAGCATTTGGGTATTTTACCTTTAAGCTTTTCAGCAATTCGAGTAAAGATTGCTTTTGAGCCTCAGTGCGCGTATCTTTAGGAGTTTTACCGTCTTTAGCAACGCCTCCTACATAGCATACTCCTATAGAGTTTGCATTTTGACCTGAGCAGTGGGCTCCAACTACACTTTCATCTCTGCCTTTATGAATAGAGCCATCAAGCTCAATCACATAGTGATAACCAATATCCTTCCAGTGATTACCATTAACATGCCAATCCCTGATAGTTTCAGTTTTAACGTCTCTACCTTCAGGCGTTGCTGAGCAATGTACTATAAGCTTATTAACTTTTCTCATTTTTCTTTATTGTTAAGAGATACTTGTTTTACTATTTTATTAAAGACTTCGTTGCCTTGTTCAGTAGTAGCTGCTTGAATAATCTGCTTAATCATATCTGGAACATCTCCGGCATGCGCTTTTCTTCTTTTGCTATTTTCTAATACAGATTTGCCTTCTATACAAAGTATTGCTAAAGCACAAAGCATAGTTGCAAATGGCAGTATATAAAATGATAGCAAGCTTCCTAAAACATCTACCATAAATGCAAACATGAGAACTCTAGCATAATCGCCTATTTTTACAATAGTACGCCTAAAGCCATGAGACATAAGCTTTTCACCTAAAATCTTTGCTGTTAATGTACCACTCCAAAAATCAACGATACATGCTATAGTAGAGAAAATCCAGCATATAACTATTATTACTACTCTAACAGTTATAAAAAACATAAGAGCTTCTAGGTCTTTTGCTTCAATCAGTTCTAGCATAGCATTTTCCTTGTTATGTTATAAAACATGTTTCTTATAATTTCACCAACTAAATAACTGGCACTTTCGCTATAAGGACTGAAATTCAACGTTTTAGCAATATGCTTTTCAATGTGGTCTACTTCATGAGCAAAGCTATTGAAAAATTCCCAAATATCAGTAGTTTTTGATACTACTATTGCACTGCGTTTATATTTAGGATTGCTATAAGCTATTCCTATATTACGCCTATTTGAGTATAAAATTTCTTTAGCCCTATTCAAAAATCGTTTACTACATCTTAAGCTATACAACTCATCTATTATTTCTTCTGCATCATTGGCGTCTGTCATTATGAAGTATGATATGTGCCAATTAGCATAGTTTTCAAGATAGAATTTTCCTGCTATCATAGAATTTCTTCCCAATCTACAGCTATACCTCTGGATGTCATTTTAGCATCCCATTCACGCATTATTTCTCCATCGCCTGCATCTACGTCGTCAACTACGTCTTTTACGTACAAAGCTAAATGCTGCTCATCGGTAATACTGCTTTTAAGCAAATCAGCTTTTCCCATATTAGCAACATACACATAATCATAGTCTACGTTATTTTCTAGAGTTACACCATATTTTGCAAGCATAGAGTCAACTTGGTCTTTTGTAAGAGGCTCTATTTTCTCTGTTTTACCAGTAGAAGCATTCTTTTTGCGCATTAGACTTACTGCAAAATCACATGCCTTTTTGTTAAAATGCCATCCATGAAATCGAAGGTATTTTCTCATTTCCGTTGGTATGTCATCATACATATCAAGCGGTAATCTTTTTCTTGTTGCCATATTATTAAAGTTTTTTAAGTAAAAGAGGCCGTACTCAACAAGCACGGCCTCAGTTGAAATTAGTTATTAGTAGCGGCGTCCTCGACCGTATCTACGACGACCATATCTACCAGTGCCGGGTACACCCCGGCGCTCATTGTAGTCTTCATCGTCGTCATCGTCGTCATCGCGGTAACCACCTGTGCCACTGCCATTACCACCGCTGCCACCGTAGCGCTCATCAAACTCTTCTGACTCAAGAATTTCATCTTCGATAAATTCCATGAGCTTCTTTGCGCCTCTATGCACTTTTTCTGCGCATTCATAAAGCTTATCAGCTTGGCGCTCTTTGATTTTAATTATCGTAGGCATATTTTCTACAAAATTACATGTTTAACTTTTCTTTACAGGGCTTCCCAATTGCTCTAATAAAGAGGCCATCATACCTTTCATTTCGGATTGTGACTTGTAAAGTTCTTTCAGCTGTGTTTTTAACTCACTGTTTTCTTTCTCAAGTCTTTGCCTTTCTGCTATTTCAGGATTTAGCACAACCATTATGTTCTTGCAGCTTTCGATAATCTGCCTATGAGCATTGATAACATCATCTGCAATAGCGACTTCGCTATTATGCATATATGCTGCTACTTCTGCATTTACAGCATCTCTGTTACAAGATACAAATAATCCATTACCACAATCCTGAATATCAGTAGAAGGGGTTAGGCCTTCGATAGGCTGAACTTTGTCTCCTATTTTAATGGACAAATCTACGACTTGCTCTTGCTGTTGAGGCATAAAGCCAGCATAAGGCTGCCCTGGAGTTGGAATTGGATATTTCTGCCGTATTTTAGGCTCGGCGATAACCTGTCCTATCTCCAATTTAGGAGAATTATCTTTATGAAAGATATAAACTGTACTGCCAGTTCTTAGATTTTGAAAAGCCATGATTTTTAATTTTTAATTACGTAGTCGCTGTTGGAAATACATACAGAGTTCCATCTTCTGAGTCGTAAATAGCTAAGAATATACCTGCTCTTGCAACATCAGCTACTGTTAAAGGAGCTCCAGTTTCATAGTTGATAGCTGCTTGATTGTTTCCATTCGTGGCAAATACTACTGGCAAAGTTGCTGTCGTTCCTGTAGGAATAGAAGGCAGTTTGAATAGTATCAATCCAACAAAAGGAGCATTAAGAAATCTATGGTTCTGAAAACTAAAGCGTACCTCTGAAGCATTAACTGTTACTGAATTTGCTTGAAGGCGTGGAATACCTTGGCTATTAGCGAGTATGTAAGGGTTAATAGGATATGACATAATAGCCTCCTTTCTCTAATTAACCCCAGCCACCATTATTGCCACAGTTATAGCCATAGGCATATGGATAGCCACCAAACGCACCGCACGCACTATAAGCTGCAGGCGATACCTGAAGAGGAATGTTAAAGCCAGTATTGACTTTTACATAATTGTCTCCACAAGGAATTACTTTAGTTTCAGGCAAATGGCACTTAATGCCTGCAATCTCTGTATTAAGAGAATTGATGCCAGCATTCAAAGGGGCTACGGCCTGGCTAATCATCTGAGCAAAAGCGGCTGATTGCTGTGCATTATTGATGATAACAGCCTGTTCAGCAATTCGGCGGTCACGCTCAGAAATTTCGCGCTGCATTTCACGCATCTCAGCGGCGCGCTGACCAGCGAGAATTGACTCGGTAGACGCCTGAATAGCTTTTTCAATATTGCAAGTCTGGTCACGAGTTGCATAACCAACGTCAGCAAAGCCGCGCTCAACACTACGATTAACGCTATTAAGCTCTCCTTGCAATGCAATAGTCTGGTCCTTGATACCTGTTTTAATGTCGCAGCAGCAGTTGCAGATTTGCTGAGTAAGAGCCATATTGCCTTGCTGAATTGAGTTGATAATTTGCTGACCAGTCATACCAACCTGGTTACCTACATTGCATATCTGGCTAGCAACTTGCTGGATAGCAGCCTGTACCTGACCAACGGAGCAATTCAAAGTGCTTGCCAACTGGCTAATATCAACGCCATTGCGCTGAATTGCATCCATAAGCATCTGGCGCTCTGTGCTATTATTGTTATTACCAAACAAACCATTGCTATTTCCTCCGAAGATTGCGGCGATGACAATAAGAGCGATAATACCATCCCAGCCATTTCCAAATGAGCCATTTCTGTTTCCACACAAAGCCATTACTGCGTTAGCATCAAGACCTTTAGACTGACAAGCGGATGCAAGCATACCTGCAAGGAAGTTATTCCCACTACCTCCACTGTCCGGAACTACGATTGTCTTTTCGACATCAAAATTTCCCATAATTTTAGAAATTTTTAATTGTTAATACTTAAATTAATTATATGCAGACGCCTCTCTAGAAAAGGCTATTTTAATTACTGCTACAATTCATTAAATCCAAATCTGTTAGACAAAGACAATTTGATAATTTTTCGTATCTTAATCCTTTGTTGATCATTTAATTCTTGCCAAGCATTATTAAATGGAGTTTTTTGTATACTTATATCTGGTTTCCACTCAACTTTATCAAATGAGATGCCATACATAGGTGAGATATAAGTTTCAAAGAAAGTTCCTCCTAATGCATAAATTGGCAAGCCATTATCAGGATGTAATTTATCAAAAGCTAAATCATTAGAGATGTTAATAGTAGGTTCCCTTCGTAAAGACCATAATGTCGCTCCTCCTGGAGACACATTATAAATACCACTTAAAGCCATGAACTTCTGCGTGTTTTCGTAATTCAATTGTTGCCATTGTTTTTGTCCATCTACAGTATTAGGATAGGGAGATAAATTACCATTTATCGCTGGAGTATAAGAACAATTAAAAGCAATAATTGTATCAAAGTTACAATTCCTTTTTACAATACTTACAAGTTCTGACCAATATGGCTCCCACCCTTGCTCCCATTTAATAGCTAGATGCGCGCTTTGTTGAAACTCAATTATATCCCAACCTTCGTTCAGTGTATCTTTAAAATTAGCGGTAGTTTTCTCCCAATCTGAACCATTAGTTGATTTCCAACAGTCAACGGCTTCGTTGTTTTTGTACCTATCAATCCATTGAGCGAAATATGCACTACCTGTGAAAAAACCAGTAATTTCAGCATTGATGCCCGCTGATTGAATTATCTTATTTAAATACCACCATGCACACATGTTCCAAGAAGAACCGAAGCATAACAATCGTAATTTCTCAGACTTATCTCTACGCCTTATTGGCACATTGAATATTTGAGGAATACCGCCAATATTTTGTGCTGTAGCAACAGCCCATGTGCCATTTTTTCTTACATATCCTTTATCGTCTTTTGGGGCTTCTTCAACATAGTCCTTACTGCCAATATCGTATAGTGTTCCAGTATTCTTCAATATCATTGGCTGTATATTTTGAGAGTCTTTTGAGGATAATATTGTGCCATCAATCGCCATAAGAAGTAGTGTGTCAATCACTACATTCATATAAAATGTTGGTTCAGAACTACCGCCTAATTTTATGGCCAATCTAAAATGTTCAATTCCGCCTTTATATCGTGGGCCACGGTATTGATAATTATACGTATAACTATAAGTTTCCTCTTTGCTTTCTCTAAAATATATAATAAACCTTGCATCATTCTCCTCACCAAAACCATATCCGTTATATGTACGTAACTGAGGTTGTCTGCTATCCCACCATGACGGTTTACCATCGGGAAACTCAAACCATATATCTTTCAATGTTCTACCAATTAAACTCAGGTCTGCTGTTACATCAGATAAATTCCCGCCAAATTTATCGAACCACGGCAATGTAGGTGGAAATTCTTGTAATTGTCTGACTTGATTTTTTACAACGTCATCATCTTCAGACGCACCTATATTTTTCCAATTAGAAGCAGTTGTCCATGCTGATGTACTTGAACCGACAAATTGTTCAGTAACGCTTGTTGTTGCATCTGTTTTATAGGTTATAATTAATCCAAATTTTCTTATATTAGTTGGTACTGCACTTCTTGCTGTTGTCGCTGTATAGTATGAACCCGATAATGGCTTTCTGTAGTCTAAATTATATAAACTCTCCCCATCTACAATCTGTTTAATAGTATTATTCAAATGCCTAAATGAGTAAATATTATAGAAACTATTACTACCGTAAAAACAGAAAGAAATAAAACCATCTTGAGTGAATGTATAATCAATTTTCTTCTCATTTATTGTTTCAGTGACAGCTCCATTTGAATTATATATTACGCAAGCAGTTGTTCCTTCAGATGTCGGTATTTGAGAAAAATCTGCGATGAAACTATCTCCTTTAGTAATAGGCACTTTGTAATATGTAAACCAACCACCTGCATCTTTTAGTGTTCCATCAGTTTTAAGACTTTTATTTGCATTTTTAAGGTCATCAGCTAATGTTATTTCTCTACCACGTTTCTCTATTTTAGAAAACTGTTCCTGTGTCGCAAACCCAGTTACTTTTTTGGTCCAGCTACCTTTCCACTCTAATATTACTGCTTCGCCATCGGCAATAGCTATACCATTAAAATTAGCATATGTTCCAGCTCTTGTGGCCAAATAAAATACATTACCATCAGGAGTACCTGGATTTGTTGACGGCGTAGCAATTCCGGCAAATGTAGAATTTTCTCCTACAGAACTTACTATATTGTTAAGTACATTCTGAAGAAGCCGCCCAGTAATCTCCTGATTGCCATTAGTTTTTATAATTTTAGCAATTGCTATTTTTAAATCACTCCATTTTGCCATAATTATTCGTTATTAAAGTCATTGTTAAAATCACTATTAAAATCTCCGCCAACAAGCTCTGGAGTATAACCTCCTATATTGGCTATAACGGTATCTGTTTCAAACTCGCATTCAACAGAGGCCAAATCCCCTTGGTCTTCCCAATCTGGCTCCATGTTAAACGTAGTCAAATCATAGGTCTGTAACTTGCTAGTAATTTGCTTATTATCACACAACCTTACAATCCTAAGAGCATCACATAGATATTCAGGCGCTAAGAATACAAACTTATATATCTTTTTACTTACTTGGCTTTCAATAAAAGTATAACCCATTCTATCAGTAGCTTCTTCTTCAAAATCATATTCAGGTTTACCAACCTGAGTATTTAGATAACACTTAAATTTGAAGTTATCAGAAAAATCAACAATTCCGTTTTTAAGTTCAAAGTTGTAAGAATTACTATACTCTATAAGCAGATAATCATCTACTTTATTACACACGGTAAAAATATCAGAATATATAGTTCCTAAACCAGATATAGATATTGCTAAGTAGTATTGGCCTTCATGCACAATTCCTATGATAGGAAGAGCGCCAGGATATTTCAGCAGCTTAAATCCAGTAAATGACTTAATCTGTAAGCCATTTTCTTTTATGCTGGTTGTTATGTCAGTATATTTTCCTGTGCTGAAGTTATATAGCCTAACCCAATTCACAGACGTACCACTAGCTAAAACTACTTGAAATGGCAATAACATATTTTTATAGGTTATAAGCTGATAAACCTGGCCAAATGCGTAGTCTTTACGATGATTTTGCAGAGCAATATTATCGTAGAACGGTAATGGCGATATGTTATTGTTTACTAACTTCATACTACAAATATACTAAAAATTTCCGTGATATGAAAATTTCTTAACAAAATTTAACCTATAATTTTATTGAGGCCGGTAAAGTAAATTTATCTTTGCCTGTCTAGTATTTACATTGATAGACATTTCATCTATTTTTCCATTCCCAAAGGAGGTTTTAATAAGTTCCAATTCATCTAAATCTTCTTCTGTAGGAAATTCTATAGTGTGCTTCATGCATTTTTTAATATCTCTTGCGTATATATTTCCAATTACATTAGACTCTAAGTTTGATGCTGGCATATCCCACATATACATATTTTGTAAATATATCCACGATGCATACCAGTTTTGTGCTATAGCTTTATAACTATCGCCATTTTCATTAATAAGGCCATCTATAGTAAGAATTGGTAATTCAAGTAGTGAACCATTTTTTACAGGACATAAAAGTGCAAAACCGTCTTCTGAAAAGTTTGTTGGATTAAATAACATATAATCCACATCAGATGAAAACTGTCCAATGTTTATTTCTTCTGTTTTATCTTTTTGTATATAATTAGATTTCACATCAATGGTTACACCACCAAACAAATCGGTTACATCGTCCATCCATGCAAATTCGTATCGCTGATTTAGGTCTGATTTTTCAAACTCTACTTCAGATTGGAAATAAGATGATAGCTTCTTATTAAATTGGTCTGTAAGTTTAGTAAAATCAAGCTGATAGCTTGACCTACTAGAATAGCTTCCACCATTCATAAAGAAGTATACGTGCTCTATTTTGAATTTATTGTCTTCAATATACCAATAACATCTAAAGCAATCACGCAACATTTTCATAAGCTCTTCGAGTGAAGTTTCAGCTTTCTGAGCAGGCTTGTCATAATCACCTTTTAATATATTGGTTTTTTGTGTAATATACACATAAAATCTTGCTAATCCTAGTGGATTAGTTGTGCCATATAAAAATTGGCTATATTCTGCAGTTGGCTCATGTGATAATGTAGGGTCTATTTTCTTGAGAATAGCCTTTATGGCCGCGCCAATAGAATAACTATCTTTTAATACATACTGTTTTCTTAATTTTTCTTCAAAATATTCATAAAAACTATCATATACATACCACAGTGAAGCATTTGCCCATGAATTTTTGCTAATAGGCAAAGGTCTTCCTAAACCTGTACTACTAGGAATAAACTGGTTAGTAAAATACTGTCCGTAATCATTTAGACCATATTTTGTTGGCTCATCTACTGCTCTAGAAGTACAAAAGAATAAACCTCCTTTTAAGCCAATACACTTTTTATAGTTCCTATTATCTGCAACAAAATCATCGGATGGCAAATTATAGGTATTTTTAACACCTTCTGAGTCTTCTACAGTATCTACATCACAAAGTAAGCGCCTATATATTCTATATGTAAACAAATTACTTATAGTACATGAGTTTTTAGCATTTTCCACATCTATTAGTTTAGAGGTATATCTTAAGTGTTTATCATTAGTGTAATCTCGGTCTTCTGAAAACAGCGTTTCATCATCGATATTAACAGCTGTTTCAGATTTATATAGTACTTTATTATCTGAATTTCTTTTTATCATAATAAAGTAGCTTACATCTGTAAATGGTGGTTGAGCATCAGGATTTTTCTCTAAATAGCAAGTATAGCCATTCCAGTTGCTATAATAACCATTAGTTCCGGCATATACGCCATTAACACCTGCTTCGTTAGAATTTCCTATGTAAAATTCATTACCAGATTTTATATAGGAAAAATAGAAGTTATTTATAAGCGCAGCATTGTCATCTATACTTTCATTCACATCATCTTCCCAATAGGTACCACCGAAGAAATTAGTTATAGAATTGGCACCACGGACATAAACTTGCATGAGTGAGCGTTTATGCAAGTTTATTTTTGATATTTCAGGAGCAAGTTTTATAAGGTCATAAGTATTTTCATATTTATTCATGACTTCTGTATAATCATCTATCGCTGTAGTTTTAAGTTCACATTTCTTTTTATCATGGTCAAATTTACAATCAGTCTTACTAAATTCGCCTTTATAATACTCAATCCATTTTTTAGAAGTTCTATTATATTTATCAATAATAAATATGAGCTGGTCCTCGAGACTTGATTGCTTGACAATTTCATAAGCATCGCCAAACAGGTTGATTTTACCATCCATAGAAATACGGAAAAATTCTTGCCCACTCTCTTTGGCGTATTTCTTATTTAAGTCCTTAAAATGTGGCTCTACACTTTCAACAAAGTAGATAAAATTGGTATCTTTCTTTGCTACAAAATTTGTATCGAGTGAAGTAAATCGTACGGCCCAATATTTTGCATTAGAAGGCGGAGTTATAATCTCATTATTTACACTCGCTAAAGTCTTAGAAGATATGAAATTCTGGTTTTTATCATAAAAGAAAATAGCGTTATAATCGTAATAAGATATTAAGTTGAAAAATATCTGTTTGCTGGTCTCTAAACTATTTTTATAAGGTGACGCATATATTCCTGATGATGCATTATGATAAATATTTCCATTTCTATCTATATCAGTATCTTGCGACAAATATGTAGTACTCAATTTGCCTATATAGAAATTATATTTCGGAGGTATCATATCTTTTAGTTTTTAATTATACGTTTAACATTCCTATGTTGCATTATAACAGTTCCATCTGGCATAGTATAATACCTTGTTTCATTCTGCTTTCTAATGCTTCGCACATCATCCTCAATTTTAGAGAGGTCAATACTATTATTAGAATTGAGAGAAATATTTAGCTTATCAGAATTACCAAATGCATTTAAATACTTATCTTCGAATGTTCCTTTGTTGAAGCTATCTATTACATCTGGTAGTATCTTACGATATTTTCTTGTTCTTTGCTTATTAATGATAGCAAGAGCCTCACCACCTTCAGCTTTCATACGACGCTTCTTTTTATTCTCTACACCCAAATCGATGTCATTACCTGATGCGTGAGAACCTCCTTCCAAGAACTCAAGACCACCTTCACCATATTCTTCTGATTGACTTGCGGTTACCTGCTTAGCTTTAACTTTCGCAACAGCAAATGAGGTCCACATCGTAGCAATAGCAGCCAATGCAAGGGCTGGGCCGACGATAGGTATTGAAGAGAATGAGCTCCATAGATTAGCAGAAGCAGTAATAAGTGAAGATGCTTGAATTACAGTATTAAGATTTTCTTGACGCTTTTGAGCAGCAGCAAGCATTTTCTGTTTTTCTTGCTGGTTTTTCTTTTCTTGTTCAAGTTCTTTTTTAGCTGTTGCTACATTGTTAGCATATCCATTATTTCTTGCTTCTACTTCTGCATCGTAAGCACTCTGTGCAGCTTCTACTCTTTTTTCTGCAGCTTCTACAGCTTGTTCTGCTAATTGAACTTCGGCATCCATTATAGACTGAAGTTGTTCAATTACTATATTAACTGCATCTCCAAGAGCATCTATCTGATCATCGCTAAATCCAAGCTTTTCAAGTAAAGTACCTCCTAAACCTTTTTTGCCAATATTCATTATGAAGTTATCAAGCTCAGATAATTCACGGTCTATTCCTTTTACGGTAGATTTAGCAGCATCTATTTGAGCTTGACTCCAATCAAGTCCACCAGACTCAGCAAGTCTTATCTGTTCTTGCCATCTGGCTTTTTCTTGTTCAAGCTTAAATCGAGTTATCTCAGTTTCACTGCGTTTAACTTCATTAAATACAGCCTCGTCAAGAGCTTGTTGTTCATCAAAGCTGGTCATTTGGAATGACCCTTTAGTTTGAGCTGCAGACTTATCAAACTGTGCATTTATTACAGAGGTACTTACTTGCTGTTCTGCGGGTTTAGCAGCATTTTGCGCTAAAGCTAATTGCCTACGTATTTCGTTTTGCTGCAACAGCAACTGTAACTCTTCTTCAGAGCCTTTTTTTACTAACTCAAGCTGATTTTCAATATCGCGTTCTCTAGCATCAAGTATTTGCTTATCATAATCTGCATACAAATCAAGCTTTTTCCTATTAAGCTCAATAAGTATTTCTTCTTCAGACCTTGCATGTTCATCTCCAGCAGCTAATAATTTAGCATTAGTATCTAATACCAATCGATACTCTGCTTCAAGATTTTGCCTCATGAGTTCTCGTTCTTCTACTAATGAGGCCTCCATCTGAGAAGCATCTCGAGTAACGGTTACATTTGTAGTAACAGTTGTTTCTGTATTCTTAGGAGCATTTTCAGCTATAGGAGTTGGACTAACAGCTCCTGTTTGAGTTTCACGTTGAAGTCTAAGAGAATTAGCAGCTTGTTCTCTTTGTATTTGCTCTAATTGAAGCGCTAAAGCTTTAAGATTATTTGCTATAGTACTATTTATCCAAGCATTCTGCTGTGCTATCTGTTCTTTTTGAGAGTTTGTTAACTGCTTATATTTTCCATCTACATTCTTTATATAATCTTCATTTCTACGAAGCATTTCTCTGAGCTTGTTATTCTCATTCTGTACTTCATCAGCAGCAGTTTTACGCCTCTTTGCAAATTCATCTTTTTGTAAAGCAGTTATACTCTCTTCATACTCTTTTTGTGCCTTTATGCTATTTTGGCTAATGATATTAGTAAGGTCACGCGGCTCTCTAGTGCGTGTCTTCTTATGAGGCTCATCTACTCCAGCAGCATTAAGCTCAGCTTTAGCCGCGGCTTCATAGCCAGCTGCTAAGTCAAAATAGGCATCACCAGTTTTTTCAGCTGCATCTGCTTCATCATTTAAGTCTTTAATTCTCTGTTGCTTAAAATCTTCAGCCGATATTTGGTCTGCTAAATCAAGATTAGCTTGAGGAACATAGCCTCCTTCACCGGTTCTTAAACTACTTTGTACAAATGCATTCTTGGCCTTGTCCCAGAAAGACGGACTTTGTGCAGCTTCTGTCTCTGCTTTGTTTCTAGCTATCAATGCTTCTTCATATTTCTTAGAAGCAAGTTCTTGTGCTGCTGCAGCTTTAGCTCTTAATTTAAGAGCATTTATTACGGCCTCAGTGTTATTTATAAAGATATTTTCAGCATCAGTTACATCATTGACAGCTATTCCTAGCTTATCAAATTCTGACTTATTATCTTTTATCCACTGATTTTTTTCCGCTGTTGTTTTAAGTCCTTTCCATTCTTGCTGTAATTGCTTTATAGATACTATATTATCACCATATCCACCATTTGTCTCCTCTAATTCTTTTGCTATATTATCTAAAGCATCAGTTAAAGATATAACTGCGGCTCTACCTTTGAATAAGTTACCAATCCATTCAATGATTTGGCCACCAAACATGGATAATACAGTAAGTACTACTACTAGTACAGTATTCCAACTAAATAGAGCCTTAACAATAGACCTTGTTACACTTACTGTAGCTTTACCTTCTGCTTGAAAAGCTTTATTCTGAGCACGCAAACGGTTAATCTCATCAACAACCATAGGAATGTTGTTTGAGATACCTAAGAAGAATGTATTGAGTGAAACTGCAGCAGCAGGAAGTTCTCGAACTACCTGAGATATAGAAATACCTAAGCCATCCCAAGTTTTTTGGTAATGGCCGACTGATAGTCTATAATTTCCTGTTGCTTCTTGCAGCTTTATCATCTGCTGATAAATAGCATTTGTTTCTGCTTCAAGTTTCTTACCAGAGTCTGCAGCTTCTCTTTCTGCGCCAGACATCTGATTAAGCTTTATTTTATTCAGCTCATACTGCGCTGAAAGTCTATTATATGACCCCTCTGCAGAAGCTGCTATTGTTGCTTGAAGTTGAGCAACTCTATTTGCTTCTTTTATTTGAGTTGAATACAGTTTTAATTGCTGATTTTCTTCAGACTGCGCATAAGCTAATTTCTGTTGTGCCTGAGCTATAGGGTCAATAGTAGCTTGTTGCTGCCTTCTAGAAGAAGTCAGCTCAGATATTTTTCTTTTTAATTCTGTAAGTCGCTTGCCTTCATCTGATTGCAAATAAGCTAACCTCTGTTCAGCTTTTTCAACTTCAGATAAAGTTTGAATATGTGGCTTCATGGTATCATCAAGAGCCTTAATTTGATTTTTAAGGTTGATAATATCATTCAAAAGCTGTTGACCCATTTGGCTATCTGCTCTTTCTGCATCTGTAAGAGACTTATACAGTGATACAGCTTCTTTTAAGTCAGATTTAAGCCTATCATAAGACGATACAGCTTGTTGCAAATAGCGCTGCTGTTCTACGGTAGTTTTATTTGCATCTGCTGTTTGAGCTTTAAGCCATGCTATCTGTTTACCAGTATCTGATATAGCAAGCTTAAGCTCATTCTGTGCTCGTTCAAGCCTTGATGTAGAAGCCGTAGCTTCATCAATACTTTTACGCCCATCACTTGTAGCTCCACTAACAGACTTAAGAGCATGCACAACTCTATCTGCGCCTGCTCTTATAGCATTCACCATGACTTCATACTGCTGGTTGAGTTCTCCTAATTGCTTTACAAGCTTTTCGATAGAGTCGTCTGGCTGTATTATGTCACTATATTTTATTTTATCGTCTTCAGCCATAATTATTTCCTATGTTTATTACGTTTCAAACTCTTTGCCTCGGCTTCTGCTTGAGCTTTTATATTATCGATAGCATTATAGAATTGAAGTACTGTCATCTTTCTAGCATCCATGCTTGTTTTTTGAGCTATAAGTAAACAAGTACTTTCAAATTGCTTATCATATTTAACCTCAACGGACTCACTTCCTATATATGTTTTCGGCGTATGCATGTTAAGCATCATTATATCTATAGCTTCAATTTGCTTTGAATTATCAGTATCATTTATAACTGAGTCTAATACAAGAAGTGTTCTAGCTTTAAGCTTATCATAAGCTTCTTTTTCCTTTGGATTTACAAAATCACCTGGAAAGTATATTTCTAGTTCACTTGTGACTTTTTTTTTAAGCCACAAAAGAAAATCTATGACTTTAGAATGCTTAATCTCTTTAAGGTCCTGAAGTAATTTTTTAAGCCCGTCATCTGACAAATCATTAACTTCTTTTCCGTCCACACTATGTATAAGAGCAGCAAAAGCTAAATACTTCGGCGATATTTCACTGTTTACCATGTAGATATTCTGCCGCATATTTTGCAATTCCTGCAAAGCCTTTCTATTATTATTTGATTTTATATACTTTGCTATCTTTACTATATGAGCATCAATATCATCCGCATCTGACCCAATGCCTGAGTCAATAAGCAGATATTTATTGTACTTTTGAAAATTTATGATTGGCATTTCATCTATGCTATCATAAACCCGTACAATTTTTTTATTTATAAGTAGGCTTTTCATATCAAAATTCGCGTTATAGGGGTTGATATTATTGGAATAAATAAGATATTCATCTCTCTAAAGAAAATAGCGAGAATGACAGCGAGAATGAGCGACGTCCAAAAACTTAAGCAAAAATCACAATCGAATAATTGAGAAATTAGCTTAGGTGCTTTGGCAATTATATTGTCTCTTATGCCTAATTTTCCAATCAGCAATATAACGAATGCTGCTGCTAAGGCTATATATATTAAAGCCGAAAGCAATGTTATAAAATATACCGTTGACATAATTCTCTAGTTGTTAAAGTGAACTCAATTCTAATTCCTGCATAAGGGTACATAAAGAATTGTTTATCAATATCTTGTATGCCTTCTCCTTTATAAGTATAATTGTTATATATTTTTTCTATAGAGTACCCTTTGTATATGTTTTCAAAGCGCTCGTATATATCATTGATAACAAGTTTACCTGTAGTTGTAATAATACCAGGTGTCGTCAGTACTCGTATTATTTCATCTTTAATTTCTTCAGTGTGAAGCACAGTTTCATCATCGTAGATACTGCTTAAATCATACCAAAATATAATGGCCCCGCTGAAAGTATACTGGGGTAAAGATTGCACTACTTGAGTGATTTTTTGCGGGTCATATATATCAAACCATGAAAAATTACCAAAGTTGTCATTGGGCAAAAGTGATACATATTCTCCATTACCGTTGTATGACGCTGGATATATGAATTTATTGCCATCAGGCCTATGCTCTACGAGTTTGTAAGCTCTTCCAAATGCATAATTAAGCCACTTAAGCTTTTCCATAAGCGATTTTTGCATATCCTGCAATATCTTATCAAGTAACACAGGATTATCCTTATATCTTATTTGTACAGAACTTTCTTTCATCGTCTTATAGCTCTTTTTAACCGTTTAACAAGCTCTTTTCTTATATGGGAGCGGATTATTCTTGTAAAGTTTTTATCTGTCAACCTGAATATCTCTTCCCCATATTTTTCAACAAGGTCTTGAGTTTTTTCATCACTCGCTGTTATATAAAATCCTTCTGAGTCAAATACTACATACATTGACTCATGAAAAGCTCCAGTGTCTCGTAAGGTAACTCGAGTTGTCGGTTGGCCTTTCCTCTTTTTGTTTTGTATAGTTTTAGGCGCATAAGGCATATAATCCATAATCTTTTCGCCTCGGCCATTGATACCTCTGCGATACAACTGGTCATCTGCTATTGCAGATACTATCACATCCTCTTTATCACGGACAATATCTTCCAATAGCATAGGCAAGCTATCTTTGAATGCTCTCAAGCGATATTCAAGATTGCGAAGTGTTGCATTATACCTTTTTACAGCCATACTATACAGTTCTATATTTTATACCATTGTTTTTGCAAGGAAGACAAACTCTGTCTATTCCTTCAGTACTAAGCTTAATTGCCTTAAATGCCATATCGAGTTGATAGCTAAGACCTGATTTTTTCATAGATGAAGAGTCGCCATCAACTTCATATAGAATATCAAGCCTAGAAGCATTTATTGAATGCCTATTTGTACGAACACTGGCATTATAGGCAAATTCACGAAGCATATCTACTGCTACTTGCTTTGCTATAATATCCTGAAACAGCATTCGCTGCTCAATTATGAAGTCTGTAATATCACAGCTTATTGTTATTTCAAGATTTAAGCCATAATTGTTATCATAAGTATATTGGTTGTTTTCAACATCCCATAAGTGTATAGGCTGTTTTGAAAAATCATTGTTAAAATCATCGTTAAAGTCATCTTGCATCCCATTTATGAGTTCTTCATTTACAAAAAATGGGTGCACTTCTATATATTTTGACCATGCCATCCAAGCCAAGTATTCTCTGCGTGAACATGAGTTACAAGGTTCTTTGGACCAGTCTTTGTCTTTTCTGATAGCTTGACTTCCTTCTGGAAGCTCAGATTGAAAATAGCACAAATACCAACTTCCTCCAGCATCATTGTCTTCACTCTGATAAGGCAGATATACATCATTAAGCGAAAACCATTCAATGCTGTTTTTACGTATCTTATTAAGCTTTATTATCTTGACTGGTGCATCCATGCTAGAATGCATAAGATATAGTGTATATTCACCAGGTTCTGTAAATTGTAAACCTATTTTATTGATTTTAGTAGTTACGCCTTTTGCTCTTATTGGCACAATTTCAAAGCCAACTAGATTTTTTTTATTCTTTACAACATCTACTAAACGGCCAGTTCCATCAAATAATGTTTTATTTTCGCATAAAGTCTTATATGTACCTTGCGCAATTTTTTCATTGCAATATCTAGCAATAGATTTCTGAATGCTAGCCTTAGTTTTGCTTTCAAGCCATTCGGAAAATGGATTGGTTTCAACCCAATACTCAGACTCAATATCAGGCTGTTTTCCAGTTGAATTCTGTAAAGCCTTATATAAAAGACTTCCATACTTTATGACATTGCCTTTAGAATATGGCTTTTCTGCATTATACTCCTCAAAGGTCATATTCTTAAAATCTGGAGCGATACAAGACATATTCTGCAGTGTCAGCAACGGATGAATTTGCTGAAAGTATAGGCCACTTTCGCTCACAGTTAAAGCATCAGATATTTTTAAGTCTGATGTGTCATAATTTTGCTCCCATCCTATTAGATGAAGCAGTTTTTCTTGTATATCTATAGCTCTAACCATAATTTTTATATATTTTATTGAAAAACAGGAGGTCACTAAGGTATTTTCCTCAGTGCCTCCTGCCAAAGCTAATAACAACTCAAAGATTTGCTATTAAGTATTATGCGCCGGCACCTGCCTCTTTAGTGTTAACCGGATTATCAGTTGAGTTCATAACTACTACCGGTTTAGCATAAACTGCATCTTCGCTAGAAACGTTAAATGCAAGAATAGGACTAGGCAAAGTAGCTCTATCGCTGTTATAAGCAGTGATAAACGCTACATCAACTGCAAATCCGTAATGTTCCTTACGAGTACGTGTCATATCAGCGGTAGCAGCTCCTGCAATAGTGCTATAGTCTCCTACAGAGTCATAGAAGTACGTACCAACAGGCATGTTAATAACAGGATAAGTAGCAATACCCCACTCATGACCGTCACCTGAAACAGTTCCAAGCAAGCAATCACGTTCATAACGCAACAGCATTCCAAGCGAACCTGCATTCACGGCATAACCCTGCGCGTATTTACCACCAGCTGCTGCAAGGTTGTTCGTCAAGTGAATAATCTTATTACCAAACTCATTCTGCTTGTTTACATCATTGTACAAGCCATGCTGTTGCAGCTTACGCATGATGCTCTCAACTCCAGGGTCGCCAATGATATGCAACTGGCCATAGAAGTCATTTGCTCCCATAAGTACCTCAAGGTCGCCAAATACGTTCTCACGCTCTGTCCACTTCGCATTCAATGCATTAGTTGAAAAATCATACAGCAGCTTGTTCTTAAGAACCTGAGTTTTATCTGCAGCCAAAATAGCCAAAGCAGCTTCATCAAGTTTCTTTGCTACAGCGTATGCATACTTCATCAACTTAGTATCAAAGTCACGCTGAATACCAATTTCATTGTTCATGTACATTGCCGGAGCAATAGTAAAGCCCCATGAATAGGTAGCAAACGTAATGTCAACAAACCGAGAAGTGTTTTCGCTATCAGCAATTGTCAAAGAGCGAGTATTACCGATAGTAATATCTGCATCATAGTCAATTACTGGAGTTTGAAGAGTAGTACCGATAGAAGTACGGGCCTTCTCTTTCAACTCGGGGGTTAAAATACCTGTAGGGTCATTCGACTGCACCATAAAAGCATCGAGCGCGCCGTACCTACTTGCACGATACTCATACTTATCCAATCTGGAATTAGCAAGAGTGTTCTGAATACGAGTTAATACTAAGCTCATAATTTTTAGTTTTTAATTTGTTAAACATTTTGCTATATGGTGCATTACCCTTTTACGCCTAATAGCATTTTTTAATTTCTCTTCTTTTTAGGATGTGCCTTTTTATCTTATTGGCAAAGTTGCCACGTTGTTTTCGTTTCTTATTTCTGTAAGCTTTTCTCCAAACTCTGAAGAGTCACGAGTTAAGCCGTTTGCAAGAAGATGAGCTTCAATTACTTTGTCTGCTTCAAGCTGAGTTCTTACTCCAGTCAAATCAAGTGTTCCTCCTTGACCGCCTTGTCCCTGAAAGCCTCCTGTGCCGCCACCTGTTTGTTTGCGACCTGTATCAATTACATCTTTCAAAGATGTTTCCATGACAAGCTCAGAAATAGTATAAGGATTAAGATTGTTTTTCGGGTTATTAAGGATATTTCCATCAGCTCCTCTAATAACAAGTTTCTTACCTCCTTGACCATCTTCTACAAAATCGGGTGTACCCTTTGCCAAAATTTCAGCTTTTGCTGCATTAAGCAGCGTTTTCTGAATAGGCTCAGTAATGCCAGCTTTGAACTTAAGGCCTGTAGTAGCAGCTTGAAAAGCATAATCTAAGTGTACATCTTTCAGTTGCTTGTTAAATTCAGCTTCTTTTGTTTTGTAATTATCTTGCTCAGTTTTAAGCTTAGATTGAAGCTGAGTAACTTGAGCTTTAGCATCTTTAAGCTGCTGAGTAAGCTCCTCATTTCCTGCATTTTTCTCGAGCTTTGTCTGCAACTCGGTTACTTTAGCATTAGCTGCATCGAGCTCTGCTTGTACTGTTTTTACAGAATCAGCTTTTATTTTATATTCACCGAGTACGCGCTTAGCATAATCATAGCTCTTTTCACCATCTCTCTTTTTTACTCCAGTGACATTGAAAATATCGGTATCATATTGTCCATGCAAAGCACCAATTTTAGTACCAATTACCGTATTTTCATCATTTCTTGACATTTCAGCGATTGCTGTAAGCTGAGCATCAGAGAGACCAGCTAATGCTGAATTTTGTCGTAGCATCTCAATTGTTAACATAGCTTTGATGTTTTAAGTTTTTAATTTTCTTTTGCAACAAAATCTTTTGCCTCTCCGTACGGGTCATGCAATACTTTCATTATAGAATAGCCGAGACCTTTGAAATTCTTTTTGAAAAGTTGCCACTCAGCAAATGTAAATAACTGAGTACATGGCTTGCTTTCTTCTTTTCCTGTCATAGGATTAAAGCGGCGACCTTTTACAATCGACAGATGTACAAGCTTTTCAGTACCAGCTTTTGGCTCATATTCACCATTGTTAGTAGATGAAGTTTTTTCTTCGAGAACATCCTCAATGTCTACAATATAAAGAGCTGTAGCATCAAGGTCTTCTTGCATTGCTTCTGTCCACCTCTTATCTTTGCTTGATTTAAGCTTCTGGAGATCAGCTTGATGTGCTTTAGCTGCAGTATGAGCCTGCTTAAGTGCATCAACAGTACTATTCTGCAGTTCCTGTAGTGTCATTTTCTGTAACATACTCTAAAAGTTTATTTGTTATTATATCAATTTTTTCTCTTAACGGCTTATTTGAAGCAAACTCAATTATGTTAATGTTTTCACGCTCAAATTTGTCGACTAAAGTACTAAAATTTATTTTAAGTTTTACCAATTTTTCATCTATTAACTTTTTTTCATACAGTTTTAACACTTCATCCAAGGTTTTATGCGGATAAGGCTCTAACTGTTTCAAAATCAGCATTCTCTGAAGTACCAAAGGATTATTGCGATACTCAACCTCAAGAATTTGTTGTGATATAGCATCTAGTTCTGAGTTGGACGCGCCATTATCCTTTGCTTGCTTGTACTTAGAATAAAGTTCTGTTACAGTAAAAACGTAAAACTCTGTACCCCAGTTTACAGAAGATGATATAAAAGCATTTCCATATCTGAGTTTACAAACAGTATCTTCAATGAACTTCTGTGCCAACTCAAAATTAGTCTTAAGTGCATTGAGAACTGAGGTTTTGCTTTCAAAGTTAGCAGTTACCTGAGTTTCATTGATGGCTTCTTTTTCACTTACAGTACCTCCAGAGCCAACTACAGAAATAACAATCTCGTTTTTAAGCCTTGCACACTCGTTGACATTATAGTCAAGTGAGTCTTTATCTATAGTGGTAATCTGAACAGGATTACGCATATCAGCTACACCTTCAGTCTGATTAGGAATAGGTACCTCTAAGAATGAACCAGGTCCAGCTATTCGCTTTTCGCTGCAGCAGGGGCATTTTTCCACAGTGCCATCGTTAAGTATTTTGTACTCACCTTTGGCATTGCGAAGAAAGCCTCCGTCGCAGTAGTCACCAGTTTCGCTATTTTCAAAATTACAGTCAGCTTCATACGCACTATATATAGGATAAGGTGCATACAAGTCTAAATGCTGCTTCGAAATAGAGAAGAACAAATACCAATCCAAATGAGAAAGCTCTTTTGTAATTGGATTCTTTTTAAGGTCTTTGTTTTTCTCATTTAACTGTGTTGACCAAAAAAATCTTGCAGGGCAATATCCTAAATCATGCTTTGCCTCTGAAATAAGTGACTGAATTTCATTTTTCTCATTCAGCTGATATACTCTTATAGAAGTATCATCAAATACAGCTATTCGATGTTCTGGCTGATTAAAAACAAGCCACTCAAACTGATTTTCATCAAGTCTAAAAGTCTGGTAATCAATTACGGCATCAATCTCAAGCCAATAAAAATACGGTTCTGGGCGCAAAGATGTTTGTACTTGAGGAAGGTCTACTACCAAAATACTATTTGGCGATACCTGCATTCTCTTCCATCCAGTTGTCTTCCACACCTCTGGCTCATTGAGGTTATTCTTTTTATACTGAGACCAGTCTTCTGCAAGCTCTGAGTCTGTAAACTGGTATGAGCTTGATGAGTTACGACTATAGAAAACTCTTTCGAGTTCTCTATAGACGTCCTCAACTACAGCAGGTGTAGGCAACGGAAATTTGAACAGATGAAGGAATATGTTGAATTTATCCTTCGGAAGCAACTGTCTTACCCAATCAAGGAATATAGTCGTAGGTTGGTTAATATCAGATACAGCAATGTTCGTCTCAGTATGGAACCTAAGACGGCGCTGCATATTTACAGCCTTCTGAATAATCTGACGTTTAGTCGGCTTTTGCAGAATTTGCTTTATCTGATTTAACTCTAAGCCCATTTTCTTCGTCGTAATAATAATTGCTATCTTTAGGTAATTCCCATCCACCATTTATGGCTGTGCCCATATCAAGCAGGCGTTCGGCATGCTGAATGTCAAACTCCTGCCTCATATTGTACTTAGGCACAACTAACGTTACCGTTTGTTCTTTTTTCTTTCTCATCATCAATTGCTACATTAAACGTTAAAGCTTTACCAACTACCGGTTTATAGTCCTTTACTTGCTCTTTGGAAGCCTTCAACTTCTCAATTTTAGAAATTAATTCCTCATCATTGGCATAGGCCTCAAAATTAGAATCTTCTATATTGAAATCTAAAGTTGATGCTCGCTGCGACATTAAATCTTTGCCTATATATACTATAGACTGAACTTGTGGCGGCTGTTCTGCACTGTTTTTATAACTTGCAAACTTAGTTCCACCAACAACTCTTAATATATCGCTAACTACAGCTCGGCCTATAGCAAAATCGGAGCTAAAATCGGAGCTGAAATCTCCTCCCTAACCTCCAGCGGAAGCTACGTTAACCCAATCAGTGAGAGGATTAAAGTCCAAAGTTTCACGTTTGATAATGTAGAACTTATCACTCCAGTTAGGAACAAAAGACCAGCTAATAGCATTGCTATCAGGCTCTTCATACCCGCCAAGTGACTTATCTCCTACAAAGAAACTGTAGATAGGAATAGGCATGTACTTAGTAGGGTCATCAAGGTCATCTACCAAACAGCCAATATTACCATTTTCGTCGATAAGATAAACACCGATGTTTTCACACTGATACTGCTTCAACTGAGCAATAACTTTTTGGTTTTCCTGATAAATTACACCGGTAAAGTTTGTTGCTTCACGGCCAATTGTAATAGGAATACCTCCAAGCGTCTGATTTCCACCACCGAATGTACGGGCTGCTCCAGGTTCTGTAGCAGGACTCTGAATATAAGGCGACACTGTCATCTTAGTACCATCGGCTGCAGAAAACAAAGTGATAAACGATGCTTTCTTAGTCGGGTCTGTGACAGCATTCAAAGTTCCAGCTGTTTTGTAGATACGCTGGAATGCAACTTTTTGAATTTGCCCCATGCTTTCCTTACATTCTTCAATGGTAAGGTCCGCAATATGTGCGCCAAGAGGGCATCCACAATTTAATCCCATTGTTCTTTATGTTTTTAATGTTAATACTACCGAGCAGCTACCCTTAACTTGCATCGAATTACCTGTATTTTTGCTTTGAATTGACTTCTCCACAATGCGAATATACTAAATTTATATATAAGTTGTACAGCCTTTAACATTTTTTAATCGGGCGTTATTTAATGTCATTCTCGTATTATGTTTATTCAAGGCTTATGATTAGTTCATAAATATATATCTAGAAATACGTAGAATGCGAGAATAATGCGAGAATTTAATCTTTTATCACTTTATAGCCTCTTTTTTGGAAAAATTCATCCATTACATAATAGCTGCACTTATTTCTGCCGTTAATTATGGCTTTATCTTTTTTAGCACACCATCTTTTTATATTTCTGCTTGTAAAAAATCGTATAGAATTATACAAGCAACTTGCACAGCACATATTTGCTTTAACTCCATTTGGGCTTATCATCCTTTCCATATCAGTTTCTTTGATGTATTTTACGCTTTCCACCTTTCCTACTATGCATCTCCCATACGCCGGTTAAACAATCTGGAGCATCATCATGCTGGTTTCTCTTCTTATTGTCTTTACGATATGACATAAGCGCATTATAGAACTTGGGCCACTTCTTATCCCAGCCTTCAGGAAACAGAATATCATTTTGAACTTGAGCTGAGGCTGTAAATATACGTGTTTTCTTATTTTCTGATTGTGTAAATGTTCTGATAGCACACTTAAAGTTACGTAAATCAACTCGAAGTATCTTTTTGACATTTCTTGAGTAGCCTCGGCCGCCATTATTTGACTCTATCAAGCAGTCAACTGTTTGGTTTCGTGCCAATAATTCAGCTTGCTTTGGCTCTGTTACTTCCATTGGAGCATCTGTAAACATTACATCTGTCACATAAGCATATTCTGGTGTGTTTATGAAGCAAATAGAACACAAAAAGTCAGCTCCTGTGTCAGCTGTGTCAGTATAATTCCACTTTTGAAGTGCTTTATTGCCTGTTGGTAGCTCTTCTGGCCTATAAGTTCTAAACCCTTCATACATAAGACCCTCTTTTGGAGTTGGGTCTTGCATATACTGTGTATCAAACACTAACGGATTTATCTCACGCATCTTATAGAGCTCTTCAAGTGTATGCTTCATTGGCCATAAGGCGTGTTCTTCACCTGTTTCAGGGTCTGTTTGTATAACAGGCATTGAAAGTACAGTCCATTCATCAGGCTCTACATCTTGCAAATAACCACACAAATCATGTTCGTGTAGCCTTTGCATAATAATTATGATTGGAGTATTACGTGAGTTGGTACGGTTACGAATTGTGTTCTCAAAGCGCATATTGATACGCTCACGGACAATATCAGACTCAGCATCTTCAGGCTTAATCGGGTCATCGATTACAATTGCACCTTGAAAGATATTAGTCGTAGCTCCTAGCATACCAAGCACTTCATTAGTATGGTCATCAAATACAAAAATATCATTACCACCATCCATTTTATCAATATCTGGGTCAATATCAACATTTCCTGCGCCAAAACCTGTTACCTGACCTTGGGTTGATACTGCATAAAGCTCACCACCTGCTTTAGTTTTCCATCTCTTAGCTGACCCTTTCTCAGATGCAAGAGCCGAACTTGGAAAAAGTGCCTTATAGAGCTCTTCCTGCATGATATTTCTGATTGTTTCAGAATTATCATTCACAAGTATATCTGAGTAAGACAGATGCAAAAATCTACATCGCGGGTTCAAGGCAAAGCACCATGATATAAACGACTTAATAACTAATTCTGTATTGTGTGATACGAGCCCATTGGCTATAAAATTTTTATCGCCAGATACTTCAATATGAACTAATTCATGCTTTCCTACTTCTTCTATACTAACAATTTCATCAGGATAGAAATCTTCAGCCCAATATCTCGTAAGATTATCAGGAAAAATTTCCACTAATTCTCTAAATGTATCTTCTGACATATTCCTATTTGGCCCAACTGATTTATACCCTAAATCAAAGTGTATCATTTTGTAAAGGCCTTCATTCTTTATTATAGAATACGGGTATGTGCATGTACGTTCTATTTTAGAAGGCTGTAAAATGTATTCTTTTGCTTTATCTGCTTTTCCATAAAAATTCAAATGCGGATATAATTTTTGAGAATATCTTCTTGATATTGCAACATTCCATATACCAGCTTTTTCATTTTCATAAAATCCTAAAGTTGATGGAATTTTCATAGTAGATAACAGATATTGAATATCCTCAGCAAGTCCTTTGTTTGCTAGGCCTATAGACAGCTGACCATTCTTTTTTATAGTACCATCTGTCGCTATCATCATTCCTAAAAACACATATTTTTGTCGCATAGAAGTACTAAATATTCCTAATGGGATTCTTTTAGTATAAGAGTTATTTCCAACTAATTTATGCTTTATTAAAATGTTATTTATTATGCCATTAGTTCCGCCTAATATGGTATATTGACAATCTGCGGTACAAGAATAATGCTTGACCTCGCCTCCGAGTTCATTAACAGCCTTTATAACAGCATTTACCGCTAATTTATCTATGTTAGTAAATCCTAATTTACCAGATTTTGTGCAACATCCGTCAAACAGTATCATTGATATTAGTATAATCTCCGCGTCTGATAATGTTTCGACGCCGTCTAACTCTTTTTTTAGTGCAAATATCCTATCTCCAATTTTAAGCCTATTAGATTTTACATACCCGAACGGTGTTCTCCAAGGATGGTCAATACTGCATACAACTGACCGACCTGACCTCATAGTAATTTCATAGCAGTCTTTATATGCCGGCTCAGTAGCAATAACGCTATTAACAACTGCTCTACCATCTTTGAATGATAGCACTTTATCTCCTGGCAGTATATCAGCTATTTTTTTTCGCTCACCTGTAGCAAGCGTAATAAGGGTATCTTTACTAACGCATTTCCCGTATCTGGGAGCTATGTTGATTATAAGTCTCTTACATTTGCCATCTACTACATTCTGTAATGCCTCAAACATCCTCTTATGATGCTCTGCAACTATAAAAGAACGATGGTACTGAGCTTTGAACATTACCCGTGTATATTTTTCAAAAGATGACAACAGCTCTACCTTCAAAAGCTCTTTAGGATTTACGGTTCCGCCATTAGAGGTATCTATAGCCGATTGTTGCATCTCCTTTAATGATTTTATTGCCATATTACTTTCTATTTGATATTTTCAAATACTTAGTCCAAGCATAGTGCTTGCGTGTTTCAAGATAAGTCCAATTGTAGGCATTATTGTAAGCTTCTTCTTCAAAAGATACATCTTTATAAGCTCCATGCTGAGTTTTATGAAAAAGTCTTATAATAATATATTCAAGCCCGTACCATATATAAAAGAATATATAGAGCATTTCTTTCATCTGAGCGGTATGGATTTGTTCATGAAGAATTGTATCTTTTGTAAGATAATCTCTTTTTGTGAATAAAATTCCAAAAAGGTTTATAGCCGAATAACCTCCAAATGGAAACCAAGATGTTTTAACTATTTTCATAATTATGTATATTTATTACTTTAATAATGCTTCTCTAATTACAATATATGCTTCACGACTTACAGGCACATTAGGAATAATACCTGTTTGGAGTTGTTGTTGTTCGGGCAGGTTCAATTGCATTTGACCTTTACCGAATATACGGTCCCAAAGCTTCTCAACTGTTTCTATATTGCCGAGTTTCATATCCTCTATGAGGCGTTTAATAACAGTTTTTATTACTACTGGTATTTTCTTGTTATTCATAAGAGCCTGAAGCTGGCTTTCATTACAAGTCAATAAACACGCCAATAAGTTAGCCGTGTCCTGCTTTGTCAGCTGAACACTTAAATTGATATTAAGGCTAGTAAGTAGTTTAACAATCTCAGGTCTTGATGCTCCTTGTAACTGAAGTGCTGAGCGTATAGCTGATGAATATGAGCCTTTGCCCGAGTCATGGCGTTCTGCTAACTCAGTCGCTTTAAGCGGCTCTACAGTCTGAGCCTCAAGTGCCTCAATAGCCTCAACTCGTTTTTGCTGTTCTACGATGCGTTTGGCTTGAAGTTCAGTTTGGCCATCTGGTATTTCTTCCACGCCAAGTTCTTCTGCTAATGATTGGCGCTTTTCTTGTTTAGCTTGAAGATTTTTAAGCTTCTGCTTTTCAAGATACTTAATACGAGCCAATTCCTTCGCATCTTGTTTTGATTTGATGCGCGTGGCCTCTTGTTCTACAAGCTTGGATGTGTCCGGATTAGACATTCCAGGAACTACTGGGCGTGATGGCAATATATCTGCTAATTTCTGTGCTATTTTATCTGTTTTCATATCAATCTCTTTTTAATCTGAATATCTCCATAAGCGTTTATAAGCTGTATTTAATCTGCCACTACAGCACGCGGCTATATTACTGGCATTTAAGCTATAGTGTCTTGCCGCAGCTGTAATAGAAGGCCATTCTGCCACTTCTGTATAGCCTTTGCCTTTTTCATAGGCATATTCTTTTATAGGTCTTGCATTAGAAGATGTGTGCTGCCCATGTATTACATCTATCTTGTTTAATGCTAATCTAATATATTTCTTCTCTTCATACGCTTTATTTCCGGATATATTAATTTTATTAAATCCGTATGGCTCATAGCAGTTATTTTGTAATATAGTTTCATACTTTAGTTTAAAAAGTGAGTCAAGCGAATAACACTGAGGTTCTTTTATAGTTATATACAAAATATTGCTATTTTGCATTGATTTTTCCAATTCAGGACTTTTTCTTATACTTTCATCTAAAGTATCATTTATAAATCTTCTTATCATGCGTTGGATAGTATAAGTGGTAGTATGGCCCACGTATAGTCTGTTATCATAATCAAATTCAACTATGAATATAGCCAGTTTAGATTTAAGTAATTCTGGCTGGCTGATTTCTAGTTTTTTATTGCATATTTCAAACATAGCTACAAACTTTTATTTTATAGTGCAAATATATAAAATATAATTCAAACAGGCTAACGTTTATATGTTAAGTGTTATCAAATTAAACTTTTTTCTGCGAGAATATAAAAATAAAGCAATATATCAAAAAAAAATTTGCGAGAATAGAAAATAAATGCAAGATAGTTTATGTTTACGTATTGTTTATTTTTTGTTTCTGTGATAAGCGATTGATTTTCAATAAATTAGACGAAAATAAACAAAATAAATAATATTCAATGCCCCCTATAGGTTCTATTTTTAGTTTGATAGTTTCTGATAAGGCTAATATTAGCTCTATAAAATACTATCAAATCATATTTATCTCCCTCCTTAGAATTTTTTGTTTATTTTGTTTATTTATATCTAATTTATTGAAAATCAATCACTTATCAAGAAACAATAACTTGTTTATCGTTGTTTATTTTGTTTCTTTTGAAAAATTTTTTCTTTATTGCGAGAATGTCATTTTGTCAATTCCCTATTAAGTCTAAGGGCCTAGATAGATATTTGCGAGAATGTATGCAAGAATGAGAATTTATGAGCCTCTGGGCCTTGCTCATACTTATATATGATTTGAATCCCAATTTGCGAGAATGATTTGAAGCCAAAAAATTTTTCTGCCTATGGACAATGGCTCTATATACTATATATAGGGGGGCACCCAGGCACCGCACCAGGGGCCTAACTGCTTTCATCCCTCACCTCACGAGCCTGCGAGCCTCTGAGCCGGCGCGTTAACAGGCTTTAACAAATGAATTGAATGGCTCTGAGCCTGTTTGGCTTAATCTCGTGACCCGTATCGCGTTCAAATCCTTGCGATGATAGTTTATATGGCTGAGAGGCTCAGAAAAGGTTAGGAAATGTTAGATTGAGCCACGGAGCCACTCTGGTACCACAATCATTCTGGCCAGAGCCACTCTGGTACCACACAGGAATTGAGCCAGCTTAGTGCCACACAGGAATTGAGCCACAATTCTTAACGTAAATTTAACATTTCCTAACTCGCTATATTTCGCCATATTGAAATTTATTGTACATGCTACTTGGCTAACTGCCAGAATGTTAAATGTGGTTAACAACCATCCGATTTAACACAACTTAAGCCTGAGAATTTTCCTATGTTATTTTTTTAGCACCCATAAAATAGCCTGAAAAAAATATGCCAAAAATTTTTCTAGTTCGGATATTATTTGTATATTTGCATATCGGAAATAACGAACGAAACAACTGAGATTACAAACAAAATTTAACACAAAAAGTTGCTCAAAAGTTTTTCCAGTTCAAATATAATTAGTATATTTGCATAGATAAAATAAGTAATAACAATAAAACATTACAGCAATGAAAGTAAACAGAAATTACCGTTTCGTATTGACGAACATTCCAAACAGTATGTTGGAAACAGGAGAAGTAAGAATTGACAGCGAGGAAATAACCGGCGAGAGAATGTTTGCCAGTGAGTGCCACTACTATGCCGAGAAAAATATCCTCGAGTGTATCAAGGATGCGGCAAAACGCGACGATTTGCGCAGCTACTACGAACATACTTACTGTATCTACAAAGAGGACAAACCGAAAAAGGAGACAGTAGAGCGTGAAGAGGACGGCAAGAAAATTACCGAGACAAGAGAAATACCTGGCAAGGCAATGCTGGTTGAGGTAATTACAGTAGACGAGAACGGCATAAATATTCGATAAAACGGATTGCCGGTTAAACCTGAGTGGCTCACAAGAGAACAAATTGATGAATATGCAGCAAGAATGAACGTAAAATAACCAACATTATTTAACGAAAAAAGTTCTTAAAGTAGTAACCAGATTAAAATAAAAGTAGTATATTTGCATATAACTTAAAAGATATAACGAATATGGAAACGAAAGCAGTTTATTTTGTAGCAATGGTGTGTGACGCAAAAAACATTTTCAAACCTATGATTATTGAACAGTTTGATGATGAGGCAGATGCCAGAGAATATGCAGCCTTAATGTGCAAAACTAAAAAGCGCAAATATATTGTATTAAGACAGCTTTGTGCTTTTAATGTAACACGAAAATATGAATAATCTTAGCCGCTGCGGATAGAAACGATTTAGGAGCGACACCTACAGCGGCGCAATTAAAAAACTAATGATATGAATACAATAAAACGTAATTTCAGAACAGGTCTTACTTTATTATTAATAGGTATGACAGGCATTGCAGAAGGTCAGCCAGAATGGCAGCCGTTGCATTTGACTTTAGCAGTAACAGGTTTAATTTTAACATCTATAGTGATATGGCAAAGCAGGAAATGTTTGTAACAGTTTATAAGCTTGAAATTTTTGATAGTTATGATAACGTAGAAGATTTTGCAGAAGCAATTTCAGACTATGCGGTTGTTTATTGCAACGAGTATGATATTATAATAACTGCATCTTCAGAAGCCTTGAGCTTATCAAGATTGGCAAATACGGCTTGTAAATATTTTGGCCCAGAAAGATATAATATAAGTACTCTCGGACTCTTAGGGCCGTTTAAGAAACTCAATTGATATTTTTTAACATAAAACTTGGAAAAAAGTTCCCAAAGCGGCTCAATAATTCAAAAAAACATAGTATATTTGCAATATCAAAATTAAACAATAACATTTTAATAACAATTCAAAATTTACAGTATTATGACAACAAAGAAATTTTCGCAGATGACAACGAAGAAGCTGAACGCTCTTTTAGCAACGGCAAGTGATGAAGACAAGAAGGCTATCGAGGCCGTACTCGCAGCTCGTGAACAGGCTCAGGCCCCTGCCGCTCCTGCAGCTCCTGAGGCAACCGCAGAAGAGACTCCTGCCGCTCCTGCAAGTGAAGAAGAAACTCAGCTCAGCCCTGAGGAAGAAGCAGCTATCAAGGCAGCTGAAGAGAATGGCGGACTCAACCTGCTTTACAATGGCAGCAAGGCAACTCAGGAGAAAAAGCCAAAGATGACCGATGAGGACCGTCATGCACTGGCCGAAGAGCTGAAGAAGAATGTTAACCACCGTTGTCAGGCAGTTCCTTTCAACACCGCAGAATGGGTTGACGGCTATATCGCCGGAGTGATTGAAGAGAAGCGCAGCAATAAGGTACTCTATGCAATCAAGACAGACGACGGACGCCGCATCGTTAAGGTACATGACAGCAATCTTGTTCGTATTCTGGACGAAGTTGTTGAGCCAGAGAAAAAAGCCCGCGCTCGCAAAGCAAAAGACCCGGCAGACAAAATTGAATGGACACCGGAAGCAATTGCCGAAGAGGTTAACGAAGTTATCGGCAACATAGGTAAAACGGTAGAATTTGAGAAATACCGTACTACAGATGAAAACGGCGAAGAGCACATTGAAATGGTAATCGGCCGTATTGTGGCAATCGTGCCTGACAAACGAGCTCAGCGTTTGCTCTACCGCATTTCAGTTCCGGCTCCTATCGAGGGCAATCCGCTTGCAACGAAGATTATGCACAAGGTTGTGAAAGCCGGAGGCATTAAGATTGCCGAAGAGTTCGACGAAGAAGGCGCACAGCTCAATGCCAAGTATCTGGAGCGCCGTGAGGCAGCAGCAACCCGCACTCCACTTACTCCTCAGGACCGCGTAATTCGCTGCGAGGAGAATGTGAAGAAGGCAGAGGAGAAGCTGCAGAAAGCTCAGGAAGAGCTGGAAGCCAAAAAGAAACAGCTCGAGGATGCAAAGAAGGAGCTGGATGAATATCTTGCCGGTCAGGCAAATGGAGAAACTGCCGAAGCTCCTGCTGAGACTACAGCCGAAGAGGAGTCACTTGCATAATACAGCCACCTGACACCGTTTCTCCAATGGAGCCGTCTCGAAAGAGGCGGCTATTTTTGTATTATTGCGATTTATGTTAAAATATGTAAACTCATAGAAACATGCTTCTTTCGCGTTCTAGGACACTTTTAGGCTTTGGGTATACTATAATATGGGTTGACTCAATTCGACGCGATAGAGGTCAAAAGAAGTGTATCTATCAATGTATTTTTATAAAGCCTATAATATGAATTGAGGCATGGACTTTCTTGAGCTTTAAGCCACCAAGCAGTTATATAAATAGCTGTTAAATTTATGGCTAAAAAGTTGACTCATTTTCTTGGCTTCTAGGACACTTTTATTTGAGAATAATAGTAAACTAAATCTATAAAAAGAAATGAGGAGAGAATGAACGAGAATAATGAAATTTCATATATTTTCGAGGCATTTAGAGCTCTATATTTTTATATTAAAGCCGCAATAAACCAGTGAAAATTTTTATGTTAAAGTCTGTAAAACAGTGATTTATATCAAGATTATTTTGTACTTTAGCCTATAAAAGAACAAAAGTAAAACTGTTAAAAAATGTTACACACTAGAACACATAAAAGCCGCATGGCCATTATGATTAAACAGCTTATGCCTGAGTGTACAAGCTGTGTAGCCCGCGTGCACAGCGGACTATGCGGCAATTGTCCACATTGGACCCCGAGTGTGGTACAGGAGTTAACAGAGGAAATGGCCGAGAGAATATCCGCCACAATTGGACAGGAGAATATCGCAAGGCCCAACGAGAGAAATGTTGAACAAAAATAAATAATTGCAATATGGAAATAAATGAACAAGAGAATACCCAAGAGGTACAGCAAGAGAATTTGCTTGATGGCTCCCAGTCAGTTCAAGCAATGCAAGAAGGAAATGAACTGCCAACAGTTGTTCAATTAGTTCAGCCTCAAGCTGCTTTAGATGAAATAGCGGAGCTTGAGAAGAAATATCGTGAAACTATAGAACGGGAGAATAAATGAGCAATTTTATTTTAGATTACAGCAAAAAGCAGACTTTGCAAATATCAAATGATGCTTTTTGCTTTTTGTATTATGGCGAAGAGCCATTAGACGAAGACAATTTGGAAGAAGCCAATGAGGTATCTGAAATGTTTTCCAATAATTTTTATATAGAAGATGATTGGAAAGCAGTTGATGACTCAGACCTTATAGAATGTACTTTTGTTCCGTATGTTGAAGACCAAGCCGATTATGATGAATATGAGGACCTTACTAAATATATTCAGCAGCAAATAAAATGGCTTGATGCAAATCATATTAGAGTGTGGTGGTTTAATAACCAAACTGGAACGAGAGAATTACGCGGTGATTTTAAGGTTTATACCAATAAATATGGCCTTAAGTGTTTTCATACAGGCAATCAAGATGAGGATTTTGCGACAGGAAAAATGAGCTTGTATTTTTTGAAGAATTTCAAGAAGCGCATAGCTTAACAAGTGAACGAGAGAAATATAAGGCAGACTACAGAAAAGTAGTCTGCCTTTTTTACATTAAGCTTTCATCTTCTTCTATAACGAGAGAATAACCGACTCCTCGTATGGTTTCTATAGCTACTCGGTTATCCATTTTAAGCATATTTCGCAGCATGCATATATGGACATCTAAGCTACGTTTATTAAAGTAGTTATCATCAGTCCATACTTGCTGCATAAGTATTTTCTTAGGTAATGTTTCATTTTTATAAGCACATAGTAAAGCAAGAACTTGACTTTGTTTATTATTAAGCTGTGTTTTTACACTGCCTATAGTAAGAATTTTATCTACTGTATTAAACAGGTAATCGCCTATCTCGTAAGATGGCTCTATACTTCTTACTCGCACGCCACATCTTTTTAGAACAGCTTTTATTCTTCTTATAAGCTCCTCAATGTTATATGGTCTTATAACGTAATCATCTGCACCTTCATCAAATGCTTCAATAACATACTCATATCGGGCCTTATCCGATACCATTATTACCGGTATTTTATCATCTGATTTGCGCAAAAATTTTAATGGCTTTAGCCTCATAGAGGCATCTGTTGTTTTATAATGGCTTAATATGCATAAGTCATAATTCTTTTCTCTGATTTTGATTAGTATATCATTCTCAGTTGAGGTTATTACTTGAAAGCCATTATACACCAAATAATCTACCAGGATTTTACAGTCTTCATCTTGATAGATTAAAATTCTTGGCAATGCTAATTTAATGTTATTACTTTTCATACCATTTCTTTAATCTTGTTTTGCAAATCATTATATAAAACTTCATACCAAAATGGATTAAGCCTTAACAGGTCAAAGTATGAATATACGCCTTTTTGATATATTAAAGAAGCATATTTAAGCTCTTTGTCCGCTCTTTTTTTAAGATGCTCATGATAGAACTTTATGGACTGGTCCACATTTACCAAGAATGGTGATTTATGCTCCATAAGAACTTTCTGCTCTGTATTTTGAGCAAAGTAATATGGGATATTCGGCATTGCCCAGAAAGTTAATCCAGCACCATATTCCTCACTTGCTTTATATAAAAAGCCAGGGCATGGACGAATTGAGTCAGGATATAAGCTTTTACATATTCTTAACCTACGTGGAATAAAAGGATTAAGTAAAGTAGTTAATCGCTTGTTTATATAAGTTGAGTATTTATCAACCATTCTTGTGTGTTCTTTAACAAGTGATGAAACTAACAGCTTAATCCTTTCATTTCCTATAGGGTCACTCAGGCGTATATATTCTTGCCTGAAAGCTTCACGCTGAATACGTATTCTGTCTTCTTTAAGCCGTTGAGACTTTTTCCTTTTAGCTTCTATGCTAGCCATCGCAGCTCTGCGCTGTCCCTCAGGTCCAAACAGTTTTACACCTCGGCAATTGTTTGGACCTAAACCTGTCCATGGCATTTTATCTCCATATCTAGCCTCAATCTCTCTGTTTTCCTGCTCTTCTTCAGATAATTCAACATGCTCTTCTTCCAAGGTAATTTTTTCAATTGCCTCAGATTGAGCCTCTTGAATATCCTCATCATCGCTTTTAATTTCATCGAGAAATTCAAAGAGTTCCTTTTCGGTTAAGTCTCCATATTGCTTAATATCTTCCATGCCACTTAAATAAAGACTTGATTATATCTTTTCCAGCTTGCTTGTTAAGCAATCCAAAATATGCAATTGCAAGCATGAGTCTTGCTATTTTATGCAATACCCATGCTAATAGATATATAGGGAAATAAAGTACACCTACACATCTCCATAAAAATTTAAGTACCTTTTTCATTTTTCTAATATATATAATGGTTGTTTTATTTCTGCAAATTGTGCATTTATGCGCTGCATATTTGCCCGCTGGTTTATAGCTTCTTTTATTGGGCTTTTTATTTCTTGTATACAGCTCAATGAGCTTATTATGCTAAACGGAGGGCATGCCATATAAACATCAGCCAATGCATCAACTAACTCATCTTTGCTTAGTTTCTGCAGATTACTCTTTATTATCTCCCTTATTGGATTGTTCATCTTCTGCTTGCTTTAATTCAACATAAGTTCTATGAAAAGCTTCATCACCTATTCCTTTAATAAAAGTTCTAAGTGTAGAAGGATATTCGCTTGTATTTATAGTCTTATCGACTACTTTCGCGTAAAGAGCAGCAAAAGCTTTAGGCCCAAATACCTTTTTCTCTTGTAATCTTTCAATGGGACCTCTTTTGAATTGAACATAAGGACTTACATCCATAATCTTTGTACGAGTTAGGTACAAGTCCTTAATCAAAGCCTTAATATGCTTTTCAAACTGAGGCATTTGAATAATATCAATAACTTTCAAATCTTCCAGCTTCATTTTTTATAAGTTTTTAAGTTGTTGTTTATAATACTTTTCTTGCATATCAAAGTGTCTCTTATATATATGCAAATCATGAGCAAAATGGTAATAAGTGCCTATTGGCACACCGAGCTCATCTGCGACTAATTGTTGAAGTTTTGTCCAACAATATTGGTCATTGCAAAAACCATAAATCAAATCATTACTGCGCATAGTTACGCACATGTCGAGAGTTCCAACATAAGGCTTAATGTCAAATCCTACAGATAGAGTACAAGGAGTATCGTATTTGTAGTCATCTTTTTCTTTGCCATCAAATATGGTGAGCCATGCTTGACGAGTATCTTTATTCTCTCTAAGCTGTTCAATGCATTTGGCTAATTGCTTATTGCGTGTCCACTGCCAACCATAATTTGAATTGACTATGTTATCGCCTCCATGCATTTTATCCCACATAGGAGCATGTTTTTTAATTTCAGCTACACTCCTATCTCCAGACATATACCAGGCATATTCGCGTTCGGCATATCGTTCGCTAAATTTACGCCATTCTGTTGTTATGACACGTTGCTGAGGATTAAGTAAATAAAAACCAACATTGTAAACAGCTTTTGTTCCAACATTAGTATTTACTCCTTGGCCCATAATAAAAGCATATAGGTCTTCAAAAGCCTCAGTAGCATTTTTATAAGCTATATTCATACGTTATTCTCTTCTTTATAATCTAATATAAGTGTAACTCCATAATCATACCAAAGAAGCTCATCAAGTTCTTTTTCAGTTTTGCAATTATATTTACATAATTCAGCTTCTAAATCCATCGGACTTTCAATATGAACTTCATCTTCTATATACTTTGCCATATCATTTAACTATTTTATTGGTGTTGCTGTTATAAACTCTAAACAACAATTCTTCAGCTTCTTCATTCATGGCATTGCAAATACTTATTGCTTCTTCCATAGATAAGCCTGTAAGTTCTTCGTCGTTATCGTCAAATGCTATTTCGCCAGTAATTACTCTTATTTCAAATGAATTGGCTGATATAAAAGCTTTAGCAGCATCAAGAGCTTGTATACAAATATAATGTACAGCATCCCAGTATATATAAGACAATGTGCTTGTATCTTTTAATATATCGACATAAAGCTCTCTCAACTTTTCTGGCTTAAACCATCCATGCTCATCCATTCGTCTATATTCAGCAAGCCATCTGCCATATCCATTTGTGGCCTTAAATCTGTTGGCATAAACAACCACAAATCTAAGAAATTGGTCTGTATAAACGACTTGTGGAATTTCAACTGTTTTCTTCTTGAGCTGTTTCATGTGCTTAAAGTTTATATATTCTCGCGCGTTCTAGAGCATGCCTATTATTCCATTATTATTCAATCATTCATGTACTTAAAGCACGATATTGCGCGCGAGAATAATGTGAAAAATCAATTCTTAGTATGACCCAGTAGACCCGAGTGCTCCATCGCCACGCTCGGATGAACGGCTGAAAAGCTCTGACTCAGAAACTTCTTCAAGGCCTTCATACGATACAGGCACAAGAATAAATTGTGCTATTTTCATACCTGGCTTAATGTTGACCTTGGCTTTACCGACATTAACAACGTGTATATGAATTTCACCCTGGTAATCTTCATCTACAATCTTGGCCCCGAGGATAACAATGCTCTCAAATGCTTCTGCTTTCGGTGTTCTACCAGCTCCAAGGCAAGCCCATTTAGAAGTTACAACTCCTGATTTATCGGCTGCCATAAGCATATATCCTTCTGGAATTTCCATCTTAATACCTGATGGTATCAAAACATCAGTTCCTGGATTTACAATAAAGCCTTTGTTACTGCCAAAGTTAGGAACGAAAAAATCAATTCCTGCTGCTTTACCAGTCCCACGAACAGGGGACTTTACATTTCTTATTTTTGCAAATTTCATGACTACATCATTTTAACAAGTTCCTTAGCTGCTGTTTCTACAGCTCTAGCAAGTCTATGTTCAACTTCTGGACTTATAAGGCTGTAAACTCCTTCTTTTTCAAAAGCATCAGCCATGATAGCTCCAATTTTTGAAAGCTTAGGATTAGAAGCATTAATGCCATGCTTATTCATAAGTTCTTTATTGTACTCATACTTAATACCTCCTTCTACAGGAATAAGCTTGGCTATTTCTGCATGAGTATTTGACTTTCTGCTCGGAACAGTGATAATAATCTCCTGATTGGTTGTCATGCACATATCTGTGCACATTTCCATTACTTCATTGAAGTTGCGTTTAAACTCTCTTGGAGTTACTGAAATTAAACTTTTCATAATGACGTCAAATTAGCAATTAAGTTCAACATATATGTTTTGTCTTTATCTCTTCTGAGCTTCATCTTATCTTTTAAGGCGAGAACTACTAGCTGAACACCTATAAGATGATGTTTTGCATGAGACTCGTCAATTATATCCACTACTACCTCTTTGGATACAATCTCATCATAACTTTCGGTCTTGTCAATGATAGCATTTATCTTGATTCCACCAATTACAAATGAGTAACACGTGCTTTCTTCATAGTTTTCATTCCCAAGGTCAGACAGGAATTGAAGTTCTTTTAATTTTGCTTTCTGCTCTTCTTTCAGATGAAACACCTTTATATCTATATCCTGTGGATTAGACGGAACTCCGAGTATAGCCAGAGCAGTTGTACCTGTTACCATATACTCAATTTTATTTACTCTGCAAAAGTCATCGAGTTTTAATAAAGCTTCTTTTATCTTCATCGTATTATCTATATTTTTTAATAATAAAATGTCACTAAGTTTAATTACATTTTCTTTTATATCCATGTGTATTATTACATTAAATCGTCGTCGAATAAGTTTGGTTGCTCAGTGACTTTAGGAGCAACTTTTATATCTCCTGGCTTGCGCTCTAACACCCAAAGAGTATTGCGCGAAGCATCCGGAAACATAGGAGCCATTATATTGGAAACGAGGTTTGAGTCATAATACTCTTTAAGAGCATCAAACATTTTCTGTTGCCAATCGTTCATCAGTGGCTTATAGTCTTTAGCTGAAGCAAATGTACCGAACTTCTTTACTATGTTGAAATGCTTCAACAATATGCCTTCGAGTTCCCAATGGTCAAACTCTTGCACATCAACTCCGCGACCATCACCTGAGTCATAAGTATGATTACCAGCTGCTCCTACAGATGGGTCATAGTTTGGAGTTGAAAGGTAATAAGTAGCGTTATTATTGCCACAAGCCTTAAAGTTCTCCAAAAATGCATCTGCATTCTGTTTGCCAACATGCTCGAGCACTTCAAAAGCACAGACTTTGTCAGCATTAAACTTGCTGAAATCCATGTAGTTTTTAACAAGGTCAGCAACATAGAAATGAGCCCAAGGTACATTGGCATACTTCTCAGCTGCCTCTTGAATTGTTTTTTCGCGAATATCGATACCGATATATTCTTTCTGCTTAAACTTGTTTCGGTATAATACCTCAAGCAAGTTAGCAGCTCCACAGCCAAAATCAACAATGGACTCGCCAATCTTGGCTTCTTTCAAGATATGAGTCCATCGCAGATAATGCGCAAATTGGTCTCTGTGGAATACGTGACGCTCAAAGGCCTGGTCAGGTCTGAGGTCTGTTGTGTTATACACTTTTGCCATAATTATTGTTTAATAAAATTTATGTTGTCAGATGAATAATACACAGTATTTGTGCTTTTTACTCTATAAATAGCATTGTTAGATAATTTGCATTCTATAATATAGTGTGAAGTACAATAGGCATTACCCCATGCTTCTACTGTGACATTACCCCATGCTTCTACTGTGACATTGTCGCATGCTTCTACTGTGGCATTACCCCATGCTTCTACTGTGACATTGTCGCATGCTTCTACTGTGACATTGTCGCATGCTTTCACTGTGGCATTACCCCATGCTTTCACTGTGACATTGTCCCATGCTTTCACTGTGGCATTGTCCCATGCTTTCACTGTGGCATTACCCCATGCTTCTACTGTGGCATTGTCCCATGCTTCTACTGTGACATTGTCGCATGCTTTCACTGTGGCATTACCCCATGCTT